GCAGGATATTTAGATAAATTTGATATAGAAATTTATGAAATAAAAAATATTAAAGCTGAAAACCTACCTTACGGACTTGTTCAATTACTATACAAACATCACTTTGACATTCACAACTTAATAGAAAACAATTTAGCAATAGATAAAAACACAATATAATGGCATTAATAAACATAGTAATAAACAGTATTCCTAATGTAAAGTCAATAGGAAAAGTAATGTTTGAAACAGGTGCAAGTAGAGCAACTATTGAGCAATCAATAATAGATGATGATTTAGATTGTGCATTTGCTTTTTCTGGAAAGTATGTAATTAAAGGTCAAGAGAAAGAGGATAAAGGCTACAAAGTAATTGTAGATAACGATAAGTATGAAAGGTTCAAGGTTTGGTGTGAAAACAATCCGAGAATACATAGGTAACTACCATATATACTCACCCAAATATAAAACATTGACTATTATGAATAAACAAGGTAAATTACAACAATTAGAATTATGGCTACAACGCCATAATGTTAGCAAATGTGGCGATGCTGTTTATGATGGAATGGGCGTAATAACTATGATTGATAAGGGTATATTTGATTATAAAATAATAATACAACCATTATGCTCAAACTATAATTTAGGTAATGGATATGGCAACATGATAATAGTGTCATTCTAGTTCCACCTAGCTATCAACCATATTTAAACCAAAATTTTAAAGATTTAATTAAAAAACCAACTAAAAAATGACAAACGAACAAATAATATTCACTAACAAACTGACTATACAGTTAATCACTTCAAAACGATTAAAAGCTGATTTAAAGCGTTTAAGCAATCGTTTTAATGTAGATGAGCAAATAGTACCCGATACAATTAATATGCTCGTAAAACAAAAGTATCTGCGAAATATTAATGGTTATTTAAAACTTTCCAAAGAGATAAAAAAAGAATTAGGGATAGTTAAGGAAAATAAAGTTGTTTTAGATGGATTTACACCGCCAACAGGAAAAGAAGTAGTAGATCATTTATTAGAAAAATTAGAAATATCTGAATCGGTAGCAGAAGAAGTGTCTGAATACTTTGTAAGTTACTATGAAGATAGAGATTGGAAATGGGGCAAACAAGATAGACCTGTAAAGAATTGGAAGAGATTATTGAGTAGGTCTTTAAGGTGGCAAGTAATAAAAGATATGATAGGGCAGGTAGAGAGTGATCAAGATAGTTTTTACACAAAATTTGAAGGATAGTGAACGATTTAGGCAAAATATTACCACAAGCTATTGATTTTGAAAATTCTCTATTAGGTTCTTTATTAGCCAACCAAGACAATATAGGGGAAGTAGATATGTTAGAGCCAAAGCATTTTTATAATACTAAAAATGAGATAGTGTATTCAACAATAATGACATTATACAATAGGAATGAAAAGATAGATACCCTATTGGTAAGCAATGAGTTGAAAAAAGAAAAGAAACTTGAAGAGATAGGTGGGTTTCAATATTTAGCTGAATTAGTTAAAAAGCAAACAGGAAAAAACAATATATCTAAGTATTGTGAAATTATTATTGAAAAATACTTGAGAAGAAAAGGAATAGAAACATCTGGAAACTTGCTAACTAATTTTTATGAAGATTCTATTGATGTGTTTGAAACGATTGATAAAGCTAATCAAGAGATAAATAACATATCTGCATTTGCTAGTGTGGAAGAACCTGTTGATGCAGTTAAAGCAATTAAAGTATTTGAAGAAAATGTAAATACAAAAACAGAAGAAGAAGATGATGGCATAACAGGTATTCCAAGTGGATTTACATATTTAGATAAATGTACAAGTGGGTGGCAATATACTGATTTTATTGTTTTAGGTGGAAGGCCAGGAATGGGAAAGAGTGCAAAAGCAACTGATTTTGCAAGAAATTCTGGAGTACCAACAGCTATAATATCATTAGAGATGTCAGCATTTCAAGTTTGGTCCAGAATAATAGCTAGAGGATTAAAAACAAATTCAAAGGTGTTTACTAAAATGCAGTATAAAGATGCAGCTTTAAAGGATATACGTAAAGAAATATCTAAATATCCAAACATATTTGTAGATCCGGTAGTAGGATTGAGTATAACACACTTAAAAAGCAAAGCAAGAAAGTTGAAAAAAGAAAAAGGACTTAAATTACTTATAGTAGATTATGTTCAGTTAATGACAGGAAAAATAGGGAAAGATTATAGAGGAAATGATAATGCCGAGTTAAATGACATTTCAAAAGGATTAAAAGAAATAGCTAAGGAATTAAATATTGCCGTAATAGCACTATCACAATTATCAAGAAAAGTAGAAGATAGGAAAATACCAAAACCAAAACTATCTGATTTAAGAGGTTCTGGGGGTATAGAACAAGATGCTGATGTAGTAATGTTTGCATACAGACCAGAATACTACAATATCGAAACTAAGATAGCACCACGAGCAAATAAATCAAGTTGTAAGGGTTTGGGTTGTCTTATAGTAGAGAAGCACAGAGGAGGCGATTTAGGTGTGTTTTGGTCTAAATTTGACAAGCATTATAGTTCGTTTAGTGATTTTATCTATGATACAGAAACAGGAGAAGAAATATTATTAAACAACAACAAGGAAGAGATAGTAGAAGATTTACCATTTTAAAAAATAGTTATGGCTAAAAGTAAAAAAGCAAAAGAAGAGTTACAAAAACATTGGTTTACCATTGTAAATATGAAAAACAAATTATTATCTCAAATGAAAATGTCAAGTAGAGATAAACTTAAAGTTGAAATTTTAAGTGAGATAATAGAGGATCATCCTTATAGTAAAACAGTAAAAAATAAAACAGTTAAAGAATTAGAAAAAGCCCATTTAGAACTTTCATATAAACTTTATAAAGAAGCTGAATCAAAAATGTTATAACATGAGAAACTTAAAAAAAAATGACAGAGAAATAAACATAGCACTACAAGATGCTATATGGATTTTAAGGTGGAATGAAGATGAAACTGCATTAAGCGCAGTATTGACCGTAAAAGAAGCTAATCAAATAGTTGAAAATATACTAAAAGGATTAGATAGTTCTGGATATAAAATAGTTAAAAAATAAAACAATGAAAAATAAAAAATTAGAATCAGTAAAAAACACAATAGCATTTTTAAAGAGTGCTGTCATTTGTGGCGAAAAGGTAACCTTTGAAATGAGAGAAGAAGTTAAAGGTGCTTATCAAAAACTAGAAGAAGTTGATTTAGAACTACAAAACAAAAAGTAATGGCAAGAACACTATTAGATAAAAACCTTACCTACAAAGACGGTACAGGAACGGATATTAAAATTAGAATGACAGATGTTGTAGATTTAGAAAGTGATCTAAAATGCCTTACAAATCAATTATCTATGGATATGCTAAAGAGTTTATCTGAAGGAATGAAACCAACCGATGATTTCTTCTCATACTTTAGATGTAAAAGACCAACATATCATTATAATGTAAAGATGTTAAAGGATAGGGGGTTTGTCAAAATAGATAGGGTAGGTGGCATAAAACACTACATTTTAAATATCAAGAAATTAAACGAATTAGATAAAATGATAAATAGAAACGATGAGTAGATATATACATCAAGTGGAAACACAAATTTGTGGACAGTACAGACGATATGAAGTAGGAGTAGAAGGTGTTAAAAGTATTGACAAATATTACGAAAGAGAAATTAACGAAGTTCTGTATTCAGTAGAATATGAAAACGGAATGAAAATAGATATTACAGGACCACAAATGATTGTGGTTTGGAAACCAATTAAATAACATTTAAAACACAAAAAAGATGACACAAATAGTAAAACACGAAGATTTTAATTTGCAACCAGAAAAAGCAATAAGCATAGAGCAATCATTCTTTCCTAAAATAGAAGAAAAGAAAGGGTATGAAAAAGTGTATGCTGAAATAATTAATGCTGAAATATCAGAAGATTTAGTAGGAAAAGCATCTGAATTAAGAAAGAAACTTGTAAAAGTTAGAACAGGTGTAGCTAAAATCCATAAGGTAGAAAAGCAATACTTTTTACAAGCAGGAAAGTTTGTTGATGCAATTAAAAATAAACTAACAGAACCGGTAGTGCAAATGGAAGAAAAGCTATCTGAAATTGAGAACTACTATGAAAACCTTGAAAAAGAGCGTTTAGACAAACTTCAACAAAAAAGAGTATCTGAATTAGAGCCGTACTTAGAAGATGCAGCAGAGCGCAATTTATCAGCAATGGAAGAAGATGTATGGCAAGCGTATTTAAGTGCAAAGAAAACGGCATGGGAAGATGAACAAGCTGCAATTAAGAAAGCAGAAGAAGATAGATTAGAACAAGAAAGGATAGAACGTGAGAAAACTGAGTTAAGCCATTCAAGACAAGTATTATTAAGACCTTATTTTAATTTTTTATACGAAGATTTAGATTTAAGAGAAATGTCTGAAGATGAATTTCAATCTAAACTAAAGGAATTAAAGTCTGAAAAAGAGGCCTATGATTTTGAGCAAGAAAGAATCAGAGAAGAAAATGAAAAATTAAAACAACAGCAAGAAGAAGAAAGATCAAAACAAGCCAAAATAGATGCTGAAAACAAAGCCAAACTTGAAGCTGAACAGAAAGCAAAAGACGAGTTAGCAGCTAAGTTAAAAGCCAAAGAACAACAAGAAAAGGATAGGTTGGCAGAAGAAGAAAAAGCAAGGCAACTAGAACTATCAAAAGGCGACATTGAAAAGGTAGCAGACTTGAAAGCAGATTTATTAGAATTAAAAACAAAATATTCTTTTAAATCAAAGAAGAATCAAAAGATGTATTCAGATGTAAATGCTTTGATTGATAAGGTTGTTGCTCATATAGAAAAGTAACGTTGAGTATAACGTTTTGGGTATGGTGTGTGACAACCTTACAGCACGAACTTAATTAGTAACACTTAAATCTAGATAAATGAAAGACGATAGCAAAAAGAACAAAACAGAGCAATGCACTACACCTGTTGTTGGCAGTAGTAAAATTGACAGAAAGCAAGCCGAATTTCTTTGGGAATTACTTGACGATATTGATACGGCAGGAGATATGTTTAAGCCAAGAGATTTAGATAGTTGGGAACGTTATTACTCTTGGATTAATAAGAAACTACGAAAAAGGTTTCAAGTATTTGAAAGCGATGGTTATAAGTTAATGACACCTAAAGAATACCAAGAGTATAACGAGAAACGAACCGAAGAAATGATTGCACTATTGGGTAAGCAACCACTAAGGTTTAACGGTAGTGAGTAGCTATTACTGCTAAAATCTAATAATAAACAACTTAAAAAATATAACAGATGAAAAATTTAAAGTTTAAAAAAGAAGATTGGTGTTTCTGTGATTTCAAACTTCAACAAATAATGGAAACAGAGGAAAACAGAATTACAAGTGTTAGTGATGGAGTGCTTAGGTTAGTAAGTAGTGATGTAAGCGATAGATGCTACCCACTTGAAATGAAAGTAAAACAAATAAGCGATACGGTAGCATATTGGAGTGCAGAATTTCATAAACTTAAAAACAACTCATTAAACCACCCAGAATTAAACAGAGAACTTATAAGAAGATGGGTAGAATTATGTGATAATAGAGAGGATGAAAATCGCTTAAAGGAATTGTACGATAAACTTTCTGAATTTGGAAATTCTGTTTTAAGCAAAGTAAGAGATTTAGATTTTGAAGAAGTAGACGGTGTTAGATTATTCCGTAGATAGTATTACGGGTAACGATTTGAATATGGCAAGTTGTGGGATTAAAAGTATCTACCTAACAGCTTGCAAAGCATTAAGTTAAAGGTACAAAGTAGCAAACTGTAACACGCCCACAATTTGCTATACACTTTATTATAGGGCGTTTTACTTAGAAATAATGAGAATAGTTACTAAACAAGAATTTTATAAACTCCCAAGTGGAACGCTTTATTCAAAATATGAACCTTGTATTTTTACAGGGCTTAAAATTAAGAATGATACGATTTTTAATGGAGATGAGCCAATAGACTTTTTTTATGAAGATTTAATTGGAAATGTTGATGCAAATTCTTATGGTAATTTTTTTGATATACTCGATAAAGGCCAAAAAGAAAAAACTGAATTTAAACTTGACTTTGAATGCGGTCAGCGTGATGGCTTATTTGAAGATGACGCACTTTATGTGGTTTACAACACCGATGAAATTCTTGCTCTTTCAAATAAAATTGCAAGCTGTAAAGGTTGGGAGATGAATGACCTATAACGGTTCGCAGCTATATTTAGTTGCGAACTTAGAAGTACAAAACTTGAATTATTCACAAAATTAAATTAGAAAATATGAACTCAAATGAACCACAAAAACCGCTATTGAATATAGGTGCTGTTACCTGCCGTTATTTTATTTACGTTTATTACCAAGTTGGAAATATTGGTAGTAGAGATGTGAAAACGATTGATGAACAACCTAAAGAAGGGTTTGAAACTGAAAAAGAAGCCGAACAACATTTGATTGAACTTATACTTGCAAAGAAAGGCTATTATTTTGATAGAGCTTGGTATAAGTTCACAATATTAAAAACTTGGAATAGCCTGTCTGCTGTATAATGGCAGGTAACATCTGAATATAAACAACCCAACCAAACTATAAAGTATTTATAATCAAAAAAATATAGTTTGAAAATATAGAAAAATATGAAAAGTAAAATACAAATACACAGAATAGAAACCCATAGTCGAGAATGGTATGAGTTTAGGCTAAACGGCATAGGTGGTTCAGACATAAGTGCTATGTTAGGATTAAACCCTTATAAATCAGCAGTAGAAGTGTTCTATGAGAAGATAGGTGTTTTAAAACCACTAAAGGATAACCAACATTTATTTTGGGGTAGGCAAATGGAAGATATGATAGCTAACATTTGGCAATACATAGATGGAACGGAAGATGGATATATTGAAAACTTCAATGAAGGTAAAATAATCCGAAGGTGTAGAAAGATAAATGGATATGCAGTTAATCCAGATTATCCATGGCTATTTTACTCTATTGACAGATTAATGAATAAGGGAAGTGTAAACTTAGCCACAGGTGAGGTAGAAGAAAAAGAATCTGTATTAGAGATTAAAACAGCCAATTCATTTGCTTTAAATAAGTGGGAAGATGGAATACCACCAGAATATATTGCACAACCAACACAAGGAATGATAATCTTTGAGTTAGATTACGCAGAAACAGTAATATTTGACAATCTAAGAAACTTTAAAACATTTCCGATACCAGGCGATAGTGATGGAATAAAATCCCTTAAAAACAAAATTATAGACATTTCTAAAAGATTTTGGTATGACAAAGTATTACCTGCAAAAGAGATAGCAAAAGAAGAAGGATATGTTTCATTTGTAAATCAAGACACTCCAAGTGGTATTCAGAAATTAGAACCGGACCCAGACAATACGGAAACTTATAAGCAATTTATGAGTGAAAGATATAGAACTGATCCGGATTGGGGTATTGGAACACACGAGCATTTAGAATTAGCTTACAAGTGGAAATGCTTAAATGAAATTTCAAAAGAATGTAAATCAAGAGAATTGGAAGTAAAGAACTTGATAGCAAAAGAAATGATAGAGTTAGAAGAGTTAAGGTTTGATGATTTAGACATATCTGAAGGTGGTAGAATAGACAATAAGAAAAACAGATATGGAAAATTACAACTAAACAACCGAATAAAAGACTGTCCACCAGAAACATTAGTGAAAGAACTATTAGATACAGTTGATTTTAAAGAATGGTTTAAACAGTAGGAAGATGAGAACACAAATAGTAGGAGAATATAAACAAACAATAAAGTTTTTAGGACTAAGTAAACCTATAAATTGGTTAGTAAAAGATGGCACTTGTAGCAATAATGGAGTACCAAAACCAAAAAAGATAATTTACGAAGGGCCTATAAGAAGAATAGGTAAATTAAATTCATTATTACCAAAGACATATCCAGAAGATACAAAGTATTGTATAATTTATATGTTTGAGGAATCACAAGGAGTAGTAATTAGAAACGATTTTAAAGGGAAATGATATGAAAGCAAAAGAATTAAGGATAGGTAATTGGGTGCAAGACGAGTTTGGTATAGTTCAATATGTGTATCGTATTTGGAAAGGAGGGGCAGAATTATCTTCTGACGAAAGCGGTTCTGATGATATTGATTGTAGTGAAGATGAAATATTTGGAATACCACTAATAGAAGAATGGTTGTTGAAATTTCGATTTAAGAAATTAGGATATGGATATGATTTTTGGGAATCAAGCGTTTACAATATAGGATATATTAATGGTTTATGGTACGTTTATTACAAGTCTGATACATTATGCAATATACAATATGTACACCAACTTCAAAACCTATATTTTGCACTAACACAAAAAGAACTAACATTATGAGCAGACCATTAGTAATATTCGATTTAGAAACAACAGGAACAGACATTGCAAAAGATAGAATTGTAGAGTTTGGATTTATTAAAATATTTGAAAACGGAGATAAGGAAGAAAAGGTAAGAAAGATTAATCCTACTATATCAATTCCAGAAGAAGCTACCGAAGTTCATAGCATAAGCAATGAAGATGTAATAGATTGTCCTACATTTTCACAAATAGCAAATAGCTTGTATGAATCCATTAAATATTGCGACATAGCAGGATATAATTGTAAAAGGTTCGATATTCCACTTCTAATAGAAGAATTTTTAAGGTGTGGTATAGAATGGTCGCTTGACGGTTTAAACGTCTTAGATAGCTACGAAATAGAGAAAGAGTTAAATCCTCAAACACTATCTGGGGTGTATAGTAGATATTTTGGAAAAGAAATGGAAAACTCACATTCAGCATTAGGGGATTGTAACGCTACTTTAGAAATATTAAGCAAACAAAGAGATGTATTTACTTTAAATGATACAGGCCATTTAACTAAAAAAGAAATAAGTGATTACTTCTTTGCTAAAAAGAAACCATACAAATTTTGTAGTGCATTCTATGAAGATGAAAAAGGTATTGTTAGATTTAATATTGGAAAGCACAAAGATAAGTCCGTGTATGATGAACCAGGGTTTCTAAATTGGATGCTCAAAAGTTCGTTTCCAATACACACAAAGAATATTGTTAAAGAATTAATTAAATAAGCTATGAGTAAAGAAACAAGAGTTTTAGTAATAGACCCTAGTATGGCAAATACAGGATTTGTTTGGGGTGTAATAGAGAATGGTAAGTTTGTACCTCAAGATTGGAGTTTAGTTAAAACTGAAAAAACTAAAAATAAGCAGATTAGAGCAAGTTCTGACACAGTATCTAGAGCCAAGCAAGTAATAGACGAGATATTCGCTAAAACAGAAGAAATCAAGCCAATTATTACATTTGCAGAAACACCAAGTGGAAGTCAAAGTTCAAACGGCATGAAAAGCTACGGGTTGAGTTGTGCGTTTATAGCATTATTAAAGCCAGATGCAATACAAGTAACACCAACGGAGGTAAAAAAAGCTACTGTTGGAAGAATAAATGCAAGTAAAGACGATATGATGAAGTGGGTAGAAACTAATTATCCAAACTTTCCTTATGAAAGGAATAAGAAAGGCGATTTAATTAAAGCAAGAATGGAGCATATTTGCGATTGTATAGCAATAGCACATGCAGGAATGAAAACGGCACAATATAAACAAATAGAAAAGTTTTTATAACGTTGAATGTATGGTGAGTAGCCGACACCTAAAACTTGGCTATTGAAATAAATGTTTAATCGGCTATTCACTATATTTTGTGTTAGCCACTTTTAAAGAGCTATGGCATATACAGATAAACAAATTGAACAAGCAATTAATAACGTAAAGCACAAAGCACCAATAGTGAGAGAGTTCAGCGGTTATATTGTGTTAGGGCAAGACGAGAGGGATTTTGAAACTAAATGCAGGAAAATAGTAAATGGTGATAGGTTAGGTTTTTACACGATAGAACGTGCGTTGGATAATTGTAGCTAACTATAAAATATACAAAAGATAAAACATAAACGTCTATAAATAAAATTAATTAACCATTTTAAAACAAAAAAGTTATGAGTAACATAGTAAAATTAAAGAGTGAAATTGCATCAGAAGATGTAAAAAGAGAATTTGTAAGTTATTTGCCTAAAGAAACGCAAATAGCATTTAAGAAAGAAGTTGGGTATGCTTTACAGGCGTTTCAATCAAACAGTTATTTAGCAAGCTGCACACCAGAGAGTGCAAAAAAGGCTATACTTAACGTAGCACTATCTGGATTAAGTTTGAATCCTGTACTGCAACAAGCGCACTTAGTTCCAAGAAAAAAAGGAAAAGTAGTTGAGTGTTGCCTTGACCCAGACTACAAAGGATTAATTACAATGATGGAAGTATTAGGTATAGCAAAAAAACCAAATGCTCACGTTATTTATGAAAACGATGATTTTGAATATGATTACGCTTTTGATGATTTAATAAAATATAAACCATATTACGCTAAAGGACTTAGTGCAAGCAAAAGAGGCAAAGAGTATGGTGTATTAGCAACTTGTTTACTTAGTGATGGAACAAAGCAATGTTTATTTACACCAATTGAAAGAATATGGGAAATTAGAAATACATCTCAATCTTACAAGAGTAATAAAAACAATTCACTTTGGACAGGAGTACACTTAGGGGAGATGATTAAGAAAACAGGGATAAGACTTCTTTGGAAAGTATTGCCTAAAAACACAGCACACGCAGATAGAGTTGGACAGTTAATGAATTTAGTAGATGAAGCAGATCCAAAAGATGAAATGATAGAACGTGGTGGTAAAAAGATTAAAACCAATGAATCAACTGCAAAAGATGTAGAAAACGTAATCAAGAGAGGAACTGAAAAGATTGACAAGAAGAACCAAGTAGAAGATGCAGAGTTTGAAGAAGTCATTGATTTATCTTTTATAGATGATTTAAAACTTACTGAAGGAGTAGTTCGAGATAAAAAAGAGTATATGTCAATATACAATGCTTTAAAAGGCATAGATATAAAAGACAAGGACCAAATAGAAACCGCTATTGCAACAATAGGATTAAAGTATGAAAATGCAAGAGATTTCTACGAGCAAGCAACTATACAAGAAATAAAAGATTTAGTAACATTTATAAAAGAAAATTAATATGGAAAACAATAAGATTAGAGAAGTATTAGACGAATACAAGAAAGGGAATTTAGATGCAAAAACTGCAATGGATAAAATGCTTGAAGTAGATAAAGTAGCCAAAGCACCATCAGACCATCCAGGCTATGATAATTTTATGAATAGTGGTATGAATGTACCACCAGGAAGAACAGATGAAGGAGGGTATCAGTAATGATTGAAGTAGGTAGTGATTTTTCTGGAGTAGGGGCATTTGAACAAGCATTGATGAGATTAGGCATAAAGTTTAAAACAATTTTTGCTTGTGATATGGATAAGTATGCACGACAGACATATATAGAAAATTATGGAGAGCCTGCATACTATCCTTTGAATGTTTATGACAGAGAAATTCCTGCCAAACCTTTAGATATATACGTTACATCGCCTCCATGTCAAAGTTTCAGTTTAGCCGGTAAACGTGGTGGAGAAGATGATAAAAGAGGAATATTGTTTTACAATAGCCACGAATTTATAAAAGTAAACAAACCAAGATTTTTCATATTTGAGAACGTAAAAGGATTGCTTTCAGATAACAAGAAATACAAGAACGCTACTTATGGTAAAACTTTTAATACGTGGATAGATATGTTAGGCGGAAAGAGTGTAAATGGAAATCCTATAATATTTCCGAGAGAAGATTCAGTACCATATCATATATACCATAGAGTTTTAAATGCAAAAGACTATGGAGTTCCACAAAACCGAGAACGAGTGTTTATAATTGGAATACGTGATGATAAGGATAATGTCTTTAGCTTTCCAAAACCATTTCCATTAACAAAAAGACTAAAAGATGTTTTAGAAGATGATGTTGATGAAAAGTATTTTTTGAGTGAAACATTGATAAAAGGATTTATAAATCATAAAGACCGACACGAAAAAAAAGGAACTGGGTTTAAATGGCAACCTAAAACAGAAGATGATGTTGCAAATGCTTTAAGAGCAAATGGTGCATTATGCCCTACTGACAATTCAATTGAATTAAAAGTTATCGGTATGTTGCCTAATGAAAAATATAACGATTTTAGTAGAAGGATTTACAGCTCTACAACAATTGGCAGGACACTTATGGGAAGTGGTGGAAATTGCAATGATAAAGCAGGACAGTATTTAATAGAAAACAAGGTGAGAAGATTAACACCAAGAGAGTGTTTCAGACTAATGGACTTTCCAGATACATTCAAAATACCTTGTAGCAATACTCAAATGTATATACAAGCAGGTAATAGTATAGTTGTAAACGTATTAGCAAAAATAATTAAAAAACTAAAGTTATGAAACCAGAACAGATAGAATATTACACTCAAAAATATTTAGTATGCAAGATATTCAAGGTATTATTTGCAGTACAGATATTTATTGTAATTGCAGCAAACACTTCTTACCATGTATTTGGCACTTTAATTAAGTTTAGAGAGGTTATTATACACTTAGGCATATTTGGTATAGGGTTTATTATTTCAATCGCCTTAGAGCGTTATTTTAAGAACAAAATTAAATAGTTATGACAATTAATTTAACAAGAAAGTATTTAGCAGGACACCCAAGAGCAGGAGAACTTACATATTTTGTAGAAAAGGTGTATAGTGGATTTTATGATTTAGAACATCTAACATTAACTTTAGAACAGTTCGCAGAGTTTATCGCCCTTGATTATGCATCCGATTATTTAAAAATTATTGGGCAAGAAGATTTTTTAGATGTAGAGTGTAAGCCTAAAATACACACAATGCGTTCTGGAAACAGATGGAGAGCAGGAATGGACATACACTTTAAGATTTGGAAAGGAAAGCCATACAAGAGTAAAACATTTAATTTTGCACCGATTATTCCTTGTGTATCTGTTCAAGACTATGAATTAATTAATATTGATTCAGAGATAGGTCCATTTAGAAATATAACCATAGATGGAAGAGAATTGAGTGATGAAGAAGTACAGGAATTGGCGGTAAACGATGGGTTTGATAACGTAGAGGACTTTTGGGATTGGTTTCAAGGTAATTGTACAGGTCAATTAATTCATTGGACAGATAAGAGATATTAGTATATAAATAATTTCAACTATTGATACACTTGATAAGATTATTAAGACTTTAGAGAATTATGAAAAATAAACAATACTGCGTATTCTGCAAAAAGAACCCAAACTCTGAACAGTTAGGAATTTGCAAGAATTGCTTAAACGGAAAAAATGAAAAATAACAAATATTTGCTAAGAATATACAAAGACGATAAATTAATAGAAACCAAAAGATACCCAATGAAACATATATTGGAAAATTGGTTTTTAAGACATCAGCTAAAATACAGTAACGATAAAAGTTTAACATTTAAAAAAGTAGTTTTATGTGGGAGAAAACGAAAAAAGTCAAATCAAGAAAAGCCTATCAAAAATTCCTTAGAAAAATAGGTGGAATGAAAGCAGAAATATGTAGTCAAGGAAAGCTACAAGACAATTCTGAATTTACCCACTTTGTAAGGTATAAGACTAAATGATAGCGAAATCAACAATAGATAAAGTTTTTGACAATACAGATATATATTCAATAGTATCTGAATTTGTGTCATTAAAACGCAATGGGAGTAACTATAAGGCTTGTTGTCCGTTTCACAATGAGAACACACCATCATTTGTAGTATCGCCCTCTAAAGGCATATATAAATGTTTTGGGTGCGGTAAGAGTGGCAACAAGGTAGGGTTTGTAATGGAACACGAAAGATTTACTTATCCAGAAGCTATAAAGTGGATTTGTGAAAAGTTTGATTTACCATTTGAAGAAGAAATATCTGAAGAAGAAAGAAAGAAAAGACAAGTTTCAGAAAACTTATATTCAATACACGAATCTGTTTGTTTACATTTTCAATCAAAAGATATATCGTATTGGATTGATCGAGGATATAATGCAGAAACCATAAACAAGTTTAGATTAGGGTTTGCAAGTGATGATATAAATACACTAAACTTTGATAGAAAATTAATGGAACAAGCATCATTGCTAAACTCTAAAGGAAATGATTTTTTTAGAAATAGAGCCACAGTTCCAATATTTACTTTATCTGGAAAGGTATGTGGGTTTGGAGGTAGAATAATTAAAGAAAATAAAAAAGCACCAAAATATCTTAACAGTAGGAACACAGAAATTTACAACAAGTCAAAAGATGTATATGGATTGTATCACGCAAAAGATTCAATAGTTAAACTAAACGAGTGCTATATAGTTGAGGGATATACAGATGTAATAAGCATGGCCCAAGGGGGTATAGAAAATGTAGTAAGTAGTTCTGGAACTTCATTGACTAAAGGTCAGCTTTCAATGATAGGTAGATTTAGTAAGAATATAACATTTTTACTTGATGGAGATGTAGCAGGTTTAAAAGCTATTGAAAAGGGCATACAGATAGCCTTAGAAGAAGATTTTGATGTTAAGGTAGTTATACTCCCAAACAAGCAAGACCCGGACAGCATGGTCGCAAAAGGTGGATTTAAAGAATACCTTAGAGATAATAAAAAAGATTTCTTAGTGTTTAAAACAGATCAAAACAAAAGGCAATATACAAGCGAACCGTCTAAAAGGACCGAAAAGATAAAAGAAGTAGTAGAGTTATTAAGATTAATTACAGATGGCATAAAGAAAAGCGTTTACATAAAGGAATCGGCAAGACTATTTGGAATAAGCGAACAAATGTTTAGTGAGTATGTAAATAAAGGCCAGGTAAGTAAATCAAAAACACCTGTACAAACACAAAAACTAAACAATCACTATGAAGAGTTGGCAAGAGTAATGATAGAGTACGGATGGATGTTAGACGATAAAGGTCCATTCATAAAAGTAATAATGGGTTCAGTAGAACCTTATGTTAAATTAGACAATGAGTTACTAAAAAATATAAATAATGCTTACTTTGAAATGGAAATGACTGAAGAGTATAAAAACACCGATTGGTTTGTTTCCAATATAAAGGGTTGTAGCGAGGTTTTATTAAACACCCCTACACTATCATCTAAAAAACAAATAAAGTCGCTTACAGAGGATATACACTACATAATTAGGGATTGTAAAGATGTAGTAAACAACTACTTGAGGATAGAGTTGCCAAAAGTAATAGAATCAATGGTAGTAGAAACACCAGAAGATTTTGATAAAATGAATGAATTAATGAAAACGTTGAATAGTTTATGAAAAAACAAACCAAATACAAGGATAAAAATGGAATACCATATCCTTCAGTATTACTATTTAAATCTAAAGGGGTAACATTTTTAGTGAAAGGAACATATAAAGATGAGCAAACGGGAGCAGTCTATAATGATATTGTAAACCTTGACAATGGAAAGGTAAAAGAACGAGTAAGTAATACAATTTTAAACAAAGCTATGAATAATGGATAACAAGACTAAGTATCAAAGATTAAGACAATCAATAGGATTGCACGAAAGTATTTATTATCAGTTAAGAGATAAAAAGAAAGATTTTGAAGCTGAAAAACTAAAACCTGCAATAGAGAAAATGTGGATTTACCTTGCTGAATTAAAGACTAAATTTTAGTCAATTCCTATGAAAAATTTTGTATTAAATAATAAAAAGAAGGAGTTAAATTTGAACTTCACAATCCACTATTTATGTGTATTACTTCTTTTTTGTGTAAAGCCAGACTAATCATCTGGCTTTTGTAATTTTAAGAACTATGAAAAAACACGTTAAAATATATCACGAATACTTTGGTTACTATCCAGGAGAGCATATTCCTTGTGAAGTTTGTAATAATAAAGCTGTTGATATACACCATATATCTCCTCGAGGTATGGGTGGATCTAAAACTAAAGATTACATAGAGAACTTACAAGCATTGTGTAGAAGTTGTCATAACAAAGCTGATTTTGGTTCTGACGAAGAAAAACTAACTAAAGAATATTTAAAAGAAGTTCATTTAAAAGTTATGAATAAATTTTAAATGGTAAATTAGCTCTATGAGAGTGTTTATACTAAGTACAGGTAGGTGTGGTTCAACTACAATATTTAAGGCCTGTAAACACATTAAAAATTACACATCTGGACATGAAAGTTTGGCAAGAGAATTTGGAATAAACAGATTTAACTATTCAGATTATCATATTGAATCAGATAACAGATTGAGTTGGCACTTAGGAACATTAGATAAGATGTTTGGAAACGATGCTTTTTATGTTCACCTAATAAGAGATAGAGATTTGGTTTGTAATAGTTTTTTAAAAAGATATACCAACCCTGTAAGCATAGCACAATCATTTGGAAGATTGATTAGAATGAATGTTAAAGTATCTGACAAAAAGCAGGTGTGTTATGATTACATAGATACTGTAAACAATAATATTGAACACTTTTTAAAAGATAAGGATAAGAAAATACAAATAAACCTATCAAGTGTTAAAAAAGACTTTACATTATTTTGGAATAAAATTGGTGCTGAAGGTTGCTTAGAAAGTTCTTTAAAAGAGTTTGATATTAAACACAATGCTTCAAAGTGAATTTTTGTAAACTATTTTAATGTTAAACCTTTTTGCTAGTTCTATTTCTTGTTTTACTCCAGGACTTATTCCATAAACCCAAAGTTCGTCTATAATTCCACGCATAAAGTATTCTTGATTGTTTGTTATACCTATCATACGTTCTGTTGGGCTTGAATCATCTAAGGCTTTTAAATCAACTATATAAGGTGCAAAGGGAAGTATTCCTTTTTGTGATAAATTAATTTCCCTTACAATAGATATTACTTTCTTAATGTTTTCTTCTTCATTACCAGATATTGGATGTGCTATGTATGCTATTTTCATATCGGTCCATAAATTTCGTTTAAAAATGTTTCTAGTTTACCTACTGATTCGTGTAAAGTGTCAAGTTCTTTTCTTGCATTGCTTTCATCTTGACGTTTTCCTTCATCATAAACAGTATTAATATACTTCTCAATTTCTCTCTTATAATTGTTTGCAGCTTTCTTTAATGCAAACTTTGGAAACCGATCGTTTTCTAAATCTTCCAATTTGTCTATTACTAAACTTGTTAATACGACTAATTGATTAATGTGTCTTACTCTTTCTTGTTCTGTCATTGTTTTTTGGTTTTTTAAACTGCCATTTCAAATTATAATTTATTGATATTGTTTGCATTAAGGTTTGGTTTAGTTGATTATATAAAGGTGTTATGCGCAATTAAACTCTAATCCAATATTCAAGTTTTTTTTGCCAAATAGCTTTATTTATTGAAGCAAAGACACTACTACTTTTTTCGTTTAATTCAACCATGCTTTTACATAGTTCTATCATTTTTTCTTTGTTATTCATTTCAATTAATTAAAAGCGCACAACAACGTATAACAAAAATACGCTAGTTTTTGTAGAATCTAAATTCATATTTACCAATTGCAATTTTAAAACCTAAATCTTTTACTCCTTTCATTCGTTGGTATCTAAAAAATTTACCACCTGTTAAATATCGTCTATTAACTATTAGTAATTTCATTTTTATACGCTTTAAATTTGTTATACAATATGTTATCTTTTAATCGCCATATATATCCCTACAATTATAGGAATACTAAATATTAACTGAAGTGTTATCCAAAGTATTAAGTATATCATTTTGAACCTCCATTTTTGCAAATTTGAGTTGCTTGTTTGTGCAATGCCTGGAACTCTTCCTTTCCTAATTTTTGCAATACTAATTCTATGAATTTTTGGTCTATTGATTTTTTCTCTACTGTGTGAAGGTAAGAAATTTGTTCTTTAATTAATCCCAATTCTTCGTTTATTTCTGCAATTTGAATTCTCCGCCTTGCTTTTATCTCTTCGCTCAAGTCGTGTTCTCTAAGGTATTTATTGACTGTGTTTCGCATTTTAATCATGCCCACTCTTTCTTCTTTTAGGTTGGCAAGTGCCATTGTAAGTTCAGATTGCTGAATTTCGTTTGATTTAAGCCTGTTTATGACGTTTTCTAACTTACCATATGGTTTGATAAGCAATGGTTGTTTAGTGTTGCTTAAAAGTGAAATTTCCTTTGCGATTGATTCTAATTCATTAATTAGCTTTTCCATTTGTTATGTGTTTTTAATTGTAAATTCAAAATTGGTTTTCTGTATTTGTTGATACTTCTTGAGAACTTTAAGTCCTATTCTAGCTTCGTGCAATGAAATATCTTCAATGATTGTTTTTTCATCATCAATTTGTCCAGATTGTTTTGCGTATGCTTCTCTTGTTATTTTAAAGTTTTTCATAGTTTTAAGATTCACTAATATAAAATTCTAAGAATACAATAGATTCCTCCATGTTGTCTGAAGAGGATTGTAGTCTTTCAGTTTGTGAAAGGTGTTTGTACCCCTTTTCTGAACTCTTCCACTTGTCAGATCGATTTTCATAGGTTTTGTTCCTTTCTTGAATTATATTATCCAATTCGGATTTTTTACTTTCTAATGTTTCTTTTAGTTTTTTCATTTTAATAAATTAATATGTGAGTGAATGTAATTTTTCCATCTATTTTTTGGTATAGCTGAACTAACCTTTTAGAATAATCAAAGTTTTTAAATTCCTTTCTTTTTTCTGGATTTTCAATAGAGGTTGTAAAGTTTATATTCCTATTCCTTAACTCTTGAATGGTTTGGTGTATAAGATACTCTATTGCTTTCTTGGTTCTTACCTTGCAAAATAGTTTATCCTTTATGGCTGAAAAATCCGTTTTAAGGCGTTCAAATAGTTGTTCGGTAGTTAGTGCCTTGATTATGTTTTTTTGTTTAGTGTGGTTCATTGTGCGTTGCTTTTTTTGATTTTTTGTAATTCGTGTAAAATATGCTCCCAATCTTTTGCTACTTCTGGGTATTTTATGCCTGTTTTTCTTCTGTGGAATTGTACTGCTTCCTTTGCTTGTATTAAAGCTGAATTAAGGTCTGTTATTTCAACTTGCTTGCCTTGTCTGTCTAAAATTGCCCCGTTCATTGTTTTAGTTTTTGTCTGTTTTTTATAATTGATTCAAAATCTTTTGTGCTGTGAATGCCATTTACTAATACCCCCCATTCAGAAACTTTTTCAGCGTTTTCTTTTAAAGATAATAGTATTCTATTTTTTTGGTTTTTATTTTTGAAGTGTACAAAATATTTACCTCCATCAATTAAATTTACTTGTATTATTCCTGTTTCCATTTTATATAGTTTTAAATTGATTAGTTAATTGTTTTGGTTTTTAGTTATAAAAAATTCTATCCCTTATAATTCCTATTGGTGTTTTTGGTTTTCCATGTGTTTTAAACACTTCTTGTGTTGCCTGCTCAACTTCTTGGTTTATGTAATTAAGTTTTAATATTAGGCTTTCAGTTTCTTTTTGAATTTCAGTATTTTTGTATCTCAACTTCTCTTTGGTTTTTCCGTTTATGTTACCTAAAAAAATTACTGAACCATAGCCAATATATTTAAAAAATAAAGATATTTGTCTTGTTGGCTTGTCCGTAAATACTTCATCAATTACTATGTAATGTTTTCCGTACTTTTTGGTTGTCTTTATGTTGGTTCTTTGTTCAAACAATTCTATTGCATTTTGCTCCTCGTTCTTCTTTCTTCTATATATTGATTCAATATATTTTTCTGAATTTGTAGTTGTTTTCATCTTTTCTAGTTTTTGTTTTTTCGTTGTCAATTTGTATTACTTATTCTTAAAACGGTAGTGGCGTTACTGCGTTTATTAATCTTTGCTTTGCTTGTTCCTCTGTGAATGGTTCCTTATTACTTGTAAAACTTGCCACGCTTATATCGCTTGGTTTACCTATTAAATAAGCATATCCTCCTGTTTTTCTGGACTGTCTTACATAGCCTATAATTTTCATTCCTATTCTTAAATTGTTGTTCTTGTCAAATTTTGGTATTGGTTTTTTCATTTCTTTAAGTTTAATTGTTTAAAAATTTTGTTGTTTACTACTTCCTTTGGGTGTTTCCAAAAATCTCCATATTCAGAAGCTAATTTAGATTGAGGGTTAAAATGTAAAAATGCACTTCGGTTTTCTGTTTCAAACCATATTTTAATCTTTCCTCTTTCGTCTGTATAACTTAGTTCTATTTTATTGCTATCAATAGTTAGCATTGTAGAGGATCCTACTGCTTTTCTAAATTCTATCAAAATATCCATTTTAAGCGTGTTTTGGGTGGTGGTTGGTGTTTATGTACTCTGCCGTAATTAAACTACTCTCTAGTGCGTTATATAGGCTTGGTTCGTTGTGAAGTTTTACTTCTCCATCTTCATAGGTTTGCAGAACATCTAAAATAAAGGCTATTTCATCGCATCTATCATATTTAGGGTACCATTCTTCAGCACCTTCTATTAATTTGTCTATGCGTGTTGCTTTACATTCCATATTTGATTCGATAAATTCAATAATTGAAATTTTATGAGAAGTTTTTACAACGTCTTTTAATCTTATTGTAATTAGTTCGTCATCTCCTTGCTCTATAACATCTATGAATTGCCCTCTAATTTTGTATATATGCCCTGTTTTTTCTTGAAATCCAGAGTTATAAAAATCTATCATTGGGAGTTTTTCTCTTAAATTAAACAAGTCTATTCTTTCAATAAAATCATCGCTTTCATCATCCATTTCTGTCATCGTTTCTTTATATTCTTGATAGTTTGGAAACATAGATTGTTCAATGAAAATTATCTCTTGTTCTTTTGTAAGTTTCTTAAATTGGTTTTTTATTCCTTTTTCAAGGTTTTCAAATGTAGTTCTTAGGTGTTTAGAGGTTTTCTTTATTGGTTTTTGACTTAAACCCATATCATCCACTAAAATAGTTTCTAAAATGTAGGTAAAGTTTTCGTTCGGTAGATCATCCGCTTTATCATCATATAATTTTAAAACTTCCGTTACTTGTTCTTCAGTTAATTTTATATTTAATGAATTTGCTACGTTTATTACGTCTTTTTTTTGTATTTCGTTTGTCATTATTTCTAGTTTTAATCGGTTAAAAATGTTTTGTAAGGTGTTTGTACCTTTTTTAGTTAAAAGTTGCTTAGAACGTAAATTTTAAGGGGTTTTTGGGGTTGTAGTGTTTTAATACAAATTACCTTGTTCAGTAAATTGATAATCGTTTGCGTGTATATCTTCTATGATAGCTTCATCGGTAAACCTATAATCAATATCATATTCAATTCTATTTAAGATATTTTCACAATGTTCTTCAAATTTTTCTTTGGCTTTTTCTAAAATAGTTTCTTGTTCATTTGTAAACTCAACATTAAAATCATTAGTATAAAATTCTATTGTGTCTTTACCTATTTTATAGTCTAAAACAGGGCAGCCATCATCATTTAAAAAATCATATTTATTAATCCCTAGCCATTTTAAAAAGTAGGTATCATCTGAAATTTGCATTGCGTTAGAAATATCTATATATCTATCTCTACCTAGTGAAAAAAATAGTTTTTCCCTAGTGTTTTCTAATAAAGGGAATTTGTAATCTTTACCAAAAAGTTCTTCTAACTCTTTTTGTGGTGGTTCAAATAGTGAGCAATCATCAATAGCCCACTCTGCAAAATCGTTATGATCATAGTATTTGTTTCTTACGCTATCAATAGCTTTTTCTTTTTGTTCTTCCGTTAGTTCTTCAAACGTGTAAATATTTGTTTTTATAGTTATCATAATTTCTATTTATTTAGTTTTTTAGTGAATATCCATTTAGTCGGCTTGTATGGTAAATTATAAAGGTCCTTTTTACCTCTTAGGTTTTTACTCAATACCTCAACTAAAATAACTTTTTCGCCTTGTGATTTTAGTTTGTTTGCTTCTCTTTTGGTGTCAAGTTGAGCGGAGGAGGTCATATTGGGAGTATAAGTTTCTCCGTTGTAATTTATTGACTGCGGTAAACTTGTTCTTTTAAAAGTTTTCATAGTGTATTTTTATTGGTTATTAGATTTTTTTTCTATCTGTTTTTTAGTCTGTTAATATAAGATATAAAGCTCCGTAGTTATAATCTTGGGATATTTCATCTAACGATGATATTATAGTTCTAAACACTTTATATTTATAACCTTTGGATAGTCTTATAAAAGTATCTTCATTGAAGGATTTTTTATTTATTACATTTATTAAAGTGTAATTGTTAATTTTTTTAGGTATTTCGTTTAAATAATCTACTTTTAATAGTTTCATCTTGTTTTAGTTTTTAAATGTTAAAAAATAGCTTAATGATGTATCTTTTGAATTAGTCGTTTTTAACCACTCTTCATACTTTTCTTCGTGTTCCTTTGTATATATTAGATATTTTCCATACGAGTCAATATGTGGCTTTTTATTCTCTATAAATTCCAAATCAAAATCGAATAAAGTCAATAATAATCTTGTTACTTTGCCTTCACAATTTGCCAACCATCCCTTAAAATCATCAGAATTTTTAATCTCCTTAAAACTTGACTTAGCTACCCTTAATGTTTCTCCGTTAGGAGTGTGTATTGTAAAGAAATATCTATTTATATCTTTTTGAATATTATCTTTATTAGCAAAATTTGTTAATTTTTCTATCGTTGCTTTTAGTTTCATCTTGTTTTATTTTTTAAGTTAAATTAATAGTTAATATCTTGTATGTAGTACTGCTTTGTGTTGCTTACAAAGTTGTATATAGTTAGTAGTTTCATGCCTTTTGCTTTAAAATATGTTTTCTCGAATAGTTCTCCTTTATCGTTATAATCAAAAGATTCTTGTTCGTTGGTTACAATAGCTTTAAACGCTTCTTTTGTTATCTCTGTGTGTTTCATTGTTTTATTTTTTTGTTAAAAATATTACTTCTACTGCCTTAACCCTTGCCCAATACTATAAAATAGCGGTGCAAGGGTAAAAGCGGTTAAAATGGTGGTTTAATTTATTTCTTCTTCTATCTTTTCTTGCAATTCCTCTATTGTTTCACAATCTAAATCAGAAAAAAGCTCCTCGCCGTATATGTAAGCAAGCATATTTACTACCTTTTCTGAATTATCATATACTTTACCACATTCGCCAAAGTTATCTATTTCGTATTGAGTACAAATTGCAGCAGATTCAAATTCGCCCAAATTGTGCCTTTTTAGCCATTGTGAGCATTTGTAATAACCGATGCAGTAATAATCTTCGTTAAAACAATAAAAATGCCATTCATCTTTATTTGTGTCATCAATTACACCATCGCTTATTTTGTCTAAAATGTGTTCTAGTAGTTCTTTTCTTATTGAATTGTTCATAATATTTTATTTATTTGTGTAAAAAATTTTATTTGTTTAAGTGTAAAGGAATTTCTTGATAATCGTTATAAACTATTTCTTTTGTGTTTGAATAGTAGTAAGCGATGTGAGATACACAATTCTCCTTATAATTTATTCGCCAAATTTCAAAACCAGAACCTTTATAATCTTCGCCAATCATTATATGGTTTAATATAGCTTGCCTTTTGACAACTGAATTTGATGCGTTTGAAATTAATAAAAATAGTATCGGTATAATTAGTAAGTATTTCATAATTCTCTCCATGTGTTAGTTTTTAAGAAAGTAAGATTTTCAAACATATTATCTACATCATCTACGGTTATAGTGTCTAGATACCAATCCCATTCTGTATTTGATAATACAGAAACTTTATTATTAAGTTCAAACTCCAACTTCAAAGTTTTCCCTTTTTTATTATCTTCGTTTAAATCTTTTCTTAATGTTGCTCTATAAACTTTTGTAGTTCTCATAATCTTTTTATTTACTTGTTATAAATATTAAAATCGGCTTAATGCCTTAACGGTTGTAAATATAAGCCCATACAATTCAAAAAACTAAACAAACGAGAATAAAAACTTTATAAAAACTTGTAACTAACTGAAAACCAATGCAAAAGAATTTAAAATAAATAATTAATACATAAAGAATAAAGCAAGTAAAGGGAAAGGGAACGAAAGGGAGTAAGGAAAGGAAACGAAGAGAGCGCTCAAAACGGACCGACTAAAGAAGTAAAATAAATCATCTGAACTAATCCACCACCAAAACAAAGTAAATGCCATACAAGCAATAAAAACAAGCAAATAAGCCAAACAACCAACATAACGCAAACCCCAACAAACAAAGGAAAGAAGAGCGAAGCGATAGAGTAAGCATAGAGAGTAAGTAAAGCAAACAAAAAAAAGAAAAAAAACCAATCACAAAAACAACTATTTAAAAACCTAAATATTAAACATTAGAATAAAAGTAAAAAAACAAAGAAAATGTAGTATTTAAGCGGTATTCATTTCTTTTAACAGTCAGCGTGTCCGTGCAAACGTTCAAAAAGGTATCAAATTTAGCGTATATCGAGAGTTTAGTTTTTAGTAATGGTATAGCATAGGTAAGGTAATTTAATGCGCTTAGAATTGAAATTTAGATAGTTTAGTTTTCTATCTGAATGAGTTATTTATCCGTTGAATTGTGCCACCTTGTCAGAGTTTCAAGGATTTTGAATATTCCCTTTGGTTTAGTTTCCTGTAAATCAATGAGTTACACAATAAAAATATGGTAGATAATTTATATTATGTTAAATAGGTTTCTAAAAATATTGGTTTGTCTGTGTTCATTGGTTAGTCTGGACCTTTGGCATTGTTGGCTTTGCGTTTCGTTATTTGGTTCTGTTTTCGGTGGGGGTGGGTTTTAGGATCCCGTTTCCATTCCTTGACACCCTCCCCCCTATATATACCTATCACTCACTCACAGCACCTATGCGCAGAAAAAGTGTATACGGTTAAGAGTGTTTGTTATTGGGTTTGATTAGTGGTTAATTTGAGTGATATAAATGTTTGTTTGATTGGTGGGATAAAAAGTTGGTGTTCATACGGTGGGGGAAGTTGCCTAAAGTATTGTTATTGTTGAGTTTCAAAAAATGGGTGTTTTAGTGTTTTTTATTTGATTTGAGGGGTTTTATTGAGTAGTTGGTGTGATAGATAGGGGGAAGTGGTTTTAATTGCTTAGAAGTTATTTTTTTAAAGTGGGAATAATGTGATTTTAACTGTGGGAATTTGGTTGTCTTTTTTCTTTTTCTTTTTTAATATATTTTTTCTTTTTCTTTTTTCCTAATTATACTTAGTATTTTTTGTATTATACTAAGTAAGTAGTAATTAGAATAGAGATATATAACTAAGAGCGTGTGTGCGTGTGAATATATATGAGTGAAAAAAAATAATTTTAAAAAAATAGTTGGAAATTGAAAAAAAGGTTTTATGTTTGTGTGAGGAATTATGATGGAAGATAGAAAACATATTGAACCTTGTCAGAGCAAAAAAACTACTTCCACAATAGATTTTTTAATTCCTACATCTGGCAAGGTTTTTTTAATTTAAGGCTTTATGCAATTATTACACGAGAACATATTGGTTGAGTTTGTAGATACGGAGAATGAGATGAAAACTGATTCTGGGATTTACATTGCTACGAGTTATGAGCCATGTAAGTATGCGCCAATTAAGGGGATTTGTTTAGAGAGTGGTAATCCGGAAGTATTAGAGGGGGATGAAGTTTATTTTCATTATTTAGCGACTATTCGGGCCAAGGAAGAGAATAGGATAATTGATTATAAATATTCTGTTGGGGAAGATAGAAAGCGTAAAGCGATCTTGCATAAAGAATCATTGTTTTTTGTTAAACGAGAAGGAAAAACGGTGTTTATAAATGATTATGTTTTGTGTGAGAAGATAGAAGAGAAGAGAGTTTCAGAGTTAGAGTTAAAGCCAGGGTATAAGAAAAATCAGTTTAAAGTTTTGTATGATGGATATGGGTTTGAGAAAGGGCAGCATATAGCAACGGAAGTAGATTGTGATGTACCATTTGCTCATAGTGAGATAATGGGTGATACAGATGTTTTTAGAGTAAATAGGAATAACATAGTGGGGGTAATTGAGTATGTCTAAGACAATAGAAGAAATAAGAAAAAAAAGAATAAAACTTTCTAACCAAATTGAAAGATTGATAAAAGATTTCGAGGAAGAAAATGATTTATTGATTGATGATTGTGAAGTTCATATTGAACGTGAGGATAGTGAATGGCCAAGCACACATATTGTTGTTAGTATAAAAATAGAATTGTAGAAATGGTAATTCCAGAAATAAGAAAAGTAACTGAAAAGGATATAATTCACTTTAACACAAAGGGAAGTATTATTACAGAAGGAGTAACAGTAAAGATAAGTGAAAGTGATTTTATTAGTGGTTCACCAAAGTTAGGCGATGTAATAGCGAGTGATCCGAATAATAAATCAAAGCAATGGTTAATTACTGAAGAAAGTTATAACAAAAATTTTAAGTAATTATGATAACAGTATGGCAGTTTGATAGTTTAGAAAAAGAGGGTTACAGGTTTAATGATTTAGTTACGAAAAGATTTTGTTTTGTAGATAAAAAATTTGCTAAAAATGAAAACGAGGCCTTAGAGTTTCTAATTGCAGCTTATAAGTTTATACCTAAAGTAGATTCGTCAGAAGAACCTATTGAAAAGTTTGAATATGTAGGCAATTTGTCTGTTGTTATTAATGATAGTGTTGATGTTCAAAAAAGAATTAGAAACTTTACAAATGCTAAAATAAAGGGTAATGACAAAGACTTTATAAGCTATTTATATGAACTTTTACGTAGAGATGAAGTAAGGTTATTAGGAAGTCGTGATGCATTAATAGGTTTTCACGATTCAGATATTGAAATGAATAGGAAAATTCAAGCTGAAATTGAGAAATATGTTAGAGATTAAAAAGACAACTTACAAAGGAACAAGAATACTTTTAGGAAATGAGAAAAGAAGTGTAATTTCTGATATGGCTACATATTTAACAAGCCATGGGTTTCAAGAAATATCAATACCAATTATTCAAATGCAAGATATATTTGAAGATAAAGTGGGTGTAGAAAATAATAATTTAATGTTTAACTTTACTGATAGAGGAAATAGAAATATTTGTCTTGCACCAGAATATACATCTGTTATTCAGAAATTATCAAAAACTCAATTTAAGTATGAAAAAGATGTTAATTTATTTTATGTTCAAGAATGTTTTAGAGGGGAAAGGCCACAAGCCGGAAGATATAGGCAATTTACACAATTAGGTGTTGAAGTAATAAATCCAAAAAGCGATCTTTTGGAATATTTAATTTCTATTTCAATAGATTTGATTAAATATTTTGGAATAGAGGGTTTTAAAGTAAATAGAAACGTAAGTAGGGGGTTGGACTACTATAAAGATGGTAAAGGTTTTGAAATTGTTTATGATAAATTAGGAAGTTCAAAACAGATTTGTGGAGGAGGAGAGTATGATGGAGGAGTAGGGTTTGCAATAGGAATTGATAGGTTGTTATCTGTTAAATAAAATATTATGTTTGAAAACCACCAAAAAGATGAGATAGTAAAGAAAGCTGAACAGCGAAAGCAAGTTAAATTTGCATCTTTAAGGCTAAGAAAAGGATTAAAGGGTTGGAAGTATCAAGGTTCTACACAAAAGGTGTTAGAAATTGATTTAAAAGACACTTTAGCGAAGTTTAATGGTAGTGTATCACATAGGGTAAATGTAGAAAAAACTGTTTATATTTCCAGGCGTTGAATTTAAAGAACGCTATTAAGAAAGTTAGGAAGTGGGGATATGCAGTAAAAGAGTAACACAGGGGCGGTTTTTCGTCATGTTTTTTTAAAGTTTGGTTTAGGTTGTTGAATTGCCTCTGTGTTTTTAAACTTTATTGTGTATGTAAAGTAGCGATATAAAAGAGCAGTTGTTAAGGATTACTTGACAACTGAAAGTAGCTATTTTTTATATACATTGTTACCTGTCTGTAATTTTTTAAAACCGCCCTGCGTGATGTACGAGGGCAAATAAAACATAAATAAAATGAATGTAGTAAGCTATTTTGATGGAATCAGTTGTGGGCAAATTGCTTTAGACAAATTAAATATAAAAATAGATAATTATTTTGCTTATGAAATAGATAAAAAAGCGATAGAAGTAACTTTGAGAAATTACCCAAGCACCAAACAAATGGGGGATGTTTGTTCTGCTAAATTAAATAAATTACCAAAAATTGATTTATTAATAGGTGGAAGTCCCTGTCAAGGGTTTAGTAGTATTGGTAAACAATTAAATTTTTACGACAAAAGAAGTAAGTTGTTTTTTGAGTTTGTAAAGGCAAAAGAATTTTTAAAACCTAAATATTTTTTTTTAGAAAATGTTTCTATGAAAAAAGAATGGCTAAATATTATTAACGAGAAATTAGGTGTTGAGCCAATAAAAATAAACTCTAAGTATTTTACCGGGCAAAATAGACCAAGGTATTACTGGACTAATATACCGTTTACAGATTATGAAAAAAAGAATATTCCAATTAAGTTCAGTAGTGAATTATTTAATAAAGTAAACCCTGTTCCTTTTGTTAAAAGAAAAACATCTATGTTTAAAAAATTACCCAACTTCTTTAACCCTTATAATTTAAGTGAATTGAAAAATGCACCAACATTAACATCAACAGGAAATAGACAAACGACATCTGCAAGTATATTTTACCAAAAAAACAATGAATTTTATATGGCAAACAGTAGTTATTGGGAGTTATTGCAAGGTATTCCAAAAGACTATACAAAAGGGTATAGTGAGAATATAAGAAAGAACCTTTTAGGAAATGGATGGACTGTGACAGTTGTTAAGCATTTTTTTCAGAGTTTGAGTTAGGGCAGTTTTTAAAAATTATTATAGGTAACTACCGAATATAGTTAATATCAAAAATAATACTAAAATGAACTACAACCCAACAGAATTTAGAGAAATGAAGTTTAATGTTATGAGCGTACAAGTAGGTCGTGATATAACAAACGTAGAAGAGTTTAAAGACTTAAAAAACATATTTATTGGGATATTGCACAAGCTGCCAAAAGGCATATCAGCAAATAAGATTATTAGATTTATTGTATTGTGTTATGATAAAAAAAGTCCATTAGTAAAAAAGGAATTGGTAGATATAATCGAAAGAAAGAAACAAGCTATGAATTTAGCAGGATATAAGCCAAATAAAAGTGGAATGTTTACAGAGCAAGTAATGGAAATAATAGCAGGCCAAAACAAGATAGTAAACCACTTAATTTTGAGATGGTTAAAAATGCAAGATAGTTTAGATTTTATGACAATGTGTTTTATGATCGAATCGCACAGTCAAATATTAGAATCACTAAACAATAAAGAAGATGATAAAGAAGATGCTTTAAGTCTATCAGATAAAAAGATAAAAGTAATGAATAAATTAGCCGAAGTTCGTAAGTCAATAGACGACCTTGCAGAAGGATTATTTCAAAAAGATATTAATTTGCAAAATTTTGTTGGTAGCTTTGATGTTGAAGAGAAACACACATACAAGGTAACACCAGAACAATGGGCATCATAATAAATAGTAAAATACTAGATTACCAAGATTTCAATCCGATACATACAATATCTGAAGATATAGATGGGGTATTACCTTACAATATAAAACTTCCAGACCATCCAAAGCCAGAGGATATTCAAAACTTTGGTTTAAAAAAAGAAAATCAATACTTTGTAAAAGAAGAACAGCACCCCAAATTACCAAAGCTATACGAACAAGCAAAAAAAGACTTCTTAAAGCAAAATAAAAAAGAACAAAAAGAAAATCCATTAAGAAACATTCAGATAGAGTTAGCCAAAAAAGATAGAGAAATTGGTGCATGGATAGAAGAACAATGGCATAAAAGAATACATGGTGTTTGGCAGTACATTTATGGAAAACCAATTCATATTCCAGGAATAGCATGGTACTATCTAAACTATTACACATTAGATATTGGAAGTCCTAATTTTAGAATGACAGATAATGACTTTTGGTTGTGGTGGGAATATGAAGTATGTAAAAAAAATAGTGTATTTGGAGGAGTGAACTTTACAAGAAGAAGGGTGGGGAAAACATATCGTTTAGGAAACATACTTTTAGAGGGAACAACAAGAAAGAAAAATGTATTATCTGGAATGCAGTCTAAAACAGATTTAGATGCTCAAGCAGTTTGGAATAAAGCAATAATACCTGCATGGAAAAAACTACCCTTTTGGTTTTCGCCAACATTTGCAAACTCATCTAATCCTAAAAGCATTTTAGAATTTAGGAACCCAACAACTTCTGGAAGAAACATAGATTTAGACGATGAGCCAGACGAACTTTATAGTTTTTTAGATTATCGATCAAGCACAGAAACAGCTTATGATGGCGCAAAGCTATATAAATACGGAATGGATGAGGCAGGAAAAACTGAAAAATCAGACGTATATGAAACATGGGATAAAGTAAAACCAACGCTATTAAAAGATGACTATGTCTTTGGAAAAGCACTAATAACCACAACAGTAGAAGAGTTAGAAGCAAAAGGCGGTGCGCAATTCAAAAAAATATGGGAACAAAGCGGTAGAGATAAAATAAAAGCACTAGGAAGAACTCAAAGTGGATTAATAAGACTTTTTGAACCTGCATATTCAAATTTCATATTCGACCAATATGGTATTCCAATAGTAGATGAACCATTAGAGTACCAAAGAGAATATAGAAGAAAAGCCATTGAAAAAATGGTAGAATCAAAAGAAATAGATGCAGATGAATTAAAATTGAAAAATTGGGAAAAAGGTGGAAAGCAAATATTAACAGAAATTAGAGAATCCATAACGGACCCAGAAGATAGGCAAAACGAAATAAGGAAATATCCGTTTACAGTAAAAGAGGCCTTTAGGTCAATGTCAAAAGACTGTCCATTTAATACAGATATAATTCAAAAAAGACTTGACTACTTTGTATGGGATGAAGAAAGAGATTTAGTTAGAGGTGATTTTGTTTGGCTAGACGATAAAGAAGATACAAAAGTAATATGGAGGCCAACAAACAACGGAGGGTGGCTAATGAAAGGATTGACGGAAATAATGCCACAATCCGAATCAAACAAACACACAGTAGATGGTGGTAAAAAACATCCTGTAAACACAGACAAGTTTGTTGGTGGAGCAGATCCATTCAGATACAGAAAAGTAGCAACAAATAAAAAATCAATGGGTACGGGCCATATATGGGCATATTACGACCCTCATGTAGATTTAGGAAAGCACGAAGAAGAATGGATTACAGACAACTTTGTATTAGAATATGGGAAAAGACCTGCAACTCCAGAGATGTACGCAGAAGATATGTTAAAAGCCTGTATTTATTTATCTTGTAAAATGTACCCAGAGATTAACGTACCAATAATTTGGGAACACTTTATAAAAAGAGGATATGAAAAGTATTTAATGTTTGAGAGAGAATATAAATCTTATAAAGGAAAGGTAAAACAAAAACAAAGAGCAACGCCAGGGGAAAGCACGACAGGAACCGCTAAAATAGAAAGAATGGTAGCATCAACAGACACATATATTGAAACAAGAGGGTTTAGATGTCCATTTCCTAGATTTTTAGAAGATGCACTATCTTTGGACCCAGATGATTTTTCACCATACGATTTTTTTGTTTCCGGTTCAAAAGCATTAGTAGCAAAAGGACTACCAATGAAAAAGATAAAAACGGAGTCAAAAGGTATGTCAAGTTTTTATAAACCAAAATAATTATATCTTTGAACCATGAGTAGCGAAGTACATCCATTTCCATCACACCTAATTGATCCAAAGAGAAAAGACGATAAGTGGTGTTTAAAATATTGTAAAGCAGCACATCATTCGTTTAGAAACGGTACAGGACATAATAATATTTACTCAAGAATAAACGATTGGATAGAAAACAGAAAATATGCTGAAGGAAATCAAGAAACCGATAAGTATAAAAAATGGTTGTCAAAACTAGAGGAATCTGGAAAAACAGTTTCTTTTATGGATTTAGACCATAGCATTGTTAAGATAATACCAAAGTACCGAGATATTGTTTTATCGTTTATGGAAAAGGTGGATTACAATATAAAAGTAACAGACATTGATCCATCAGCTTCCGCAGAAAGAGAAAGTGTTAAGTGGGAAATTTGGGCAACTAAGTTATTAAAGCCATTTATAGATAAAATGCGTTTAAAAATGAACGCAGGAGAAGAAATTAACGAAGAAGATTTACCAGAAACAATAGAAGAACTTGAACTTTTTATGAATATGAAGTTTGAGTTAAAGCAAGAAATATCAGCAAGAGTTGGTATAAACGGTGTATTGTACGAAAACGAGTGGTCCGAAGTATCTAAACTAATGAGAGAAGATGCTTTTGATAATGGCGTAATGGCTTGTAAGGTTCACACATCAAACGGCAAAAGAATAGGAATATCTTACGTTGATCCTGTAAACGTTTTAATAGACAGTTTTAGAGGTCATAAGCCAGACGGAATAGAAAGGATAGGCGAATACAGAATGATAACCATACAGCAGTTAAAACAAGAGTGCGGTGGGTACTTTACAGACGACCAATACAAGGAAATATTTGAGCAACACAGAACAAAAAAATACAACTCATCACTATTTAACTCACGATACATAAATACAGACGATATTTATGATTACGATACATTTGATAATTGCAAGGTATTAGTATTAGACCTATTTTGGTATTCATTAGATAAAAAGAAAAGTAAAAAGAAAAAAGCATACGGAAACGAGTACATATACCCAGAAAAGTTTGAAAAGAAAGAGGGTAAAAGGAAAAACTACGAAGTATATTCAACAGATGTAAAAACAGTCTATGCAAGTAGTTGGATTGTTGGAAGTGATTGGATATACAATTATGGAAAAATGAAAGACATTTCAAGGTATAGTGATAATGCCCGAGAATGTATGCTACCTATAAAATTTTATAGGGTATCAAACACAAGTCATTTAGAGAGAATGTTACCATTTGCTGATGCAATACAGCTATCGTGGTTAAAAATACAAAACGCAAAGGCAAGAGCAATGCCGAAAGGGTTTACTGTTTATCAAGAAGCATTTGAAAATGTAACAATAGATGGTAAAAAAATGAAAGTTCAAGAACTATTAGAAATAGCCACACAAACAGGTTGGAAAATAGTCAGCAAAGAATCCTCAATAGATGATAATGGAAATGCAATGCCACCAATGATACCAGATGAAGGTGGATTAGGAAATGAGTTTGTAGAGTTAGTTTCAGACATAGCAAGAAACATAGAACTTATAAAAGACGTAACAGGGATTAATGATTTTATGGATGCAAGTAATCCAGGCGAAAGAGCATTAGTTGGTGTAGGTAAAATAGCAGTAGAGGGAACTAAAAACGCTATACACCCAATGGTAAGCGGTTATTCTTATTTAAAGGAAAAAACGTGTTTAGATATACTTTCAAAAATTCAAATTAAAGCAAAGCAAGGCAAATTAAAATATACCTATCCAGAGTTCGGACAAAGCATTGCAAAAACATTTGAAATAGGCAACGAAGTAAACAATGGTAAATTCAACCTTAGATTAGAACAAAAAGCAAGTTCAGAGCAAAGGGAATTGATAAAACAAGCAGCTACACAAGCACTTACTAAGTCAGAGCAAGGTGGAATGGGCGGTATAGGAATGGATGATTACCTGCATATAATCGATTTAATAGACCAAAACTATATAAAACTTGCAGAAGCTACATTGTCTTACAGAATTAAAAGAAAACTGAAAGCAGACCAGAAAAAAGCAGAAGAAAATTCAAGAGTGCAAGGCGAACAACAGCAACAATTAGCACAAATCACAAAACAAGAAGAACGTGATACAATACAATTTGAAGCTGACGTAGAAGTTAAAAAGGAAGAGCAGTTAGCCAAAATTGAAATAGAAAAGGAAAGAGAATTAGCTAAAATAAAGGCTGAACACGAAACAAAATAAAAAAAAATTATATATTTGCTTTAAATACACAAAAAAATGGCAGAGGAAAACACAAATACAGAAGGAAATGAAACAAGTATATTAGACCAATTAGGTCCAAACTCAAATCAACCATCTGAACAAAATAGGGAAGAAGTTGCATCGGAGGAACAAGGACAGGGACAACAAACCAAGCCAACTGAAGAACCAAAAACCGAAGAAGTTGATTACGGAAAGTATATAACTGAAAAATTCGGACATTCCGAAGATGAGTTAAAACAGTTCATTGAAAAAGGGAAAGAATATTCTCAAGATGGCGTTAGAGTTGTAAAAGACGAAAACAAATTAGCGGTAATTGATTTATTGGATAAGGGATTAAGTTATAATGAAATAGACTTGATTCAGAAATCAAAAGGAGATGATTTATCTCCAATAGATAAAGTTGCAATTGCAATGAAACTAGAAGGAACAAGTAAGTCATTAGATGAATTAAAAAAAGTAATCGAGAAAGACTTTGGATTATTTAAAAACGAAGATGGAAAGTATGACGAATTAGACGAAGATGTTAGGATTGGAATGATAAAATTGGATTTAGAAGCCGAGAAGGCAGATAAATCAATAAAAGAATACAATCAAAAACTACAAGAAAAACAAACACCAGAGCAAAAGCAACAAGCCATAAGTGCCGAGAAGGTAACAGAGTGGAAAGGTAAGATACCAGAAGTTGTAAGTAGCATAAATGGTTTTAGTTTCGGTTCAGATGAGTTTCAATTTGAAGTACCAAAAGAGGATCAAAAAGACATAGCCGAGATGGCAGGTCATATTGTGAATAATTGGGTTTCAAACGGAGTAGAAGGTTCTGTTGAACAATTAAAGTATGCGTTAGAGGCTGATTATCTCTATAAAAACAAGGACAAAATATACAGTTCCATTGCAGAAAGTGTACGTTCAAAGAAAGAAGAACAATATCATCAAGAACTACATAATCCAAACGGATTACAAAGGCAAGAAGAAATAAGTACGGATAAAAAAGTTGGGTTGGATTCTTTAATGTAAAAAAAAATAAATTATGAATAATCCAGCAGCAGCATCAGCAGCATATACAGATTCTTACGTCAGTTCATTTGACGTGGACATTCACAAGCCAGATAAACGAAACGCTTTATTTAGGCAATACGGAAATCAAGGTCTAACATTTTTTCAGTTGTTAGATACACTTGGTAATATTACACCATCAACTCAAACTCAAGTTTCTCACTTTGAGGAAGATTGGATTCACGAAACATTAGTAGCAGGTTCAGCAGTAGCAGCAGGGGCAGCAGGGGCTGCAATTACTATTCCTATTGATTCATCAACAGTTGATTCAGAAGGAAACTTCTATGTAAGAGAAGGCGATGTTATTTTGTTTCCAAGTAGAGCGGTAGGTGTAGTAACAGCAGTAAACAAAACATCTGGAAGTGAAAGCGCAACAGTTGTGCCTCACGATGAAACAGAAGTTTTAGGTCCTGTTGCATCGGGTCAAAACCTTGTTATTTTCTCAAACGAGTTTAATGAGAGAACAGGAAACCCAGAAGGTCGTGTAACAAAACCATTAGAGTTCTTTTTCAAGCACCAAATTATTAAAGAAACTATTGAAGTTTCTGGTTCAGAAATGACAAATAAATCGTGGATTGATAAAGATAGTGATGGTAGATCAATTAACGCATGGCACTTAAAAGGTGAGCAAGTTGATTTAGATTACAGATTTGCATTAGCAGTAGATGGTGCATCTTTATTTAATAAGCCAATCAATAACCCTGCATTGGGCGGTTTACGTTCTATGACAGGTTTAATACCATGGATTAAGTCGGGTGGTAACGAAGCGTTTTATACGCCAGGTACATTAACTATTGCTGATTTTGATGCAATGACAAGACGACTTGATAAGTATTTTGCACCAGGAGAGCATTTAGGTATGTTAGGTATTGGTTTATTCCAAAACATTGAAAATCTATTTTTAGATTCATTTGAGCAGAATCCTGTGATTTATGCAAACGGTTCAAGAAAAGGTCAAAAGATTGACATTGACGTTAAGCAGTTGATTAAGACAGACCGTAAGTATAACTTCAAAAAAATGGATTCATTTAACCACCCTAAATTATATGGTGCGAATGGGTACAATATAGATGGTTTAGGTGTTTGGATTCCAATGGGAACTACTAAAGATTCTAAGACCAAGCAACAACTTCCTTATGTTGGTATGAGATACAAGGAGTTGAATGGTGTTAGTCGAAGAGTTAAGACTTGGATGACAGGTTCAGCAGGGGTAGATAGACCTACGAATGATATAGATGAGAGAGTAATGAATCAAAGAGCAGAATTAGCAAGTCAATTTTGCGCTGTACGTTCATTTTATCTTTGGGAGGCGTTATAGTCCAACCAATAAATTAGATTCAATAGAGGGTGTAAAAACCCTCTATTTTTTATTAAACACAAAAAACAAAGTAATGATTTACGTAAACGACACAGAGTTTAAGGGGATTAAAGAGCATTTAGGGAAAGACAAAAAGAAAGTAACTTTCCTAATTCATTCAAGCCAATACTCATCAAGATTGGCGAAGAAAAACGATTCGGTAGTAGTGCTGAAATCGGCAACAGCAGGAACATCAATACCTGCACAATACAATTCAGATATCTTAACAGGGGTAGCAGACCAAATTAGGTATGTAGAGAACCTACAAAAAGTAAGAATGGGTAGTGAGGTTAAAGTAAACTACACGCCTGTAAACATTCAATTTGAAGATGGTAAATTAGAAGTACCTGCGAGCAGAGCAGATTTAATTTGGTTTTTAAGAAACCATCCAAACAATGAAACAAATCCTAAGTACGAAGATAAATACGCAGAAAGACCAAATAGATTTATATTCAGAGAGAAAAACATTCAAGCTGAAAAGAAAGTAGCTTACGCATCTATAAAAGCAGAAGTAGATACCAAAGACTACATTATTAAGTTGAAGAAAACTGATACTCAAGAATTGTACGAATCTATCAGTCAATTTAAAGAGCCATTTGACGAAGTAGGTACTGAAGGAGCAAAAGAAATGTTAATTCAATATGCTTCACGAATAGGTTATCACAAATTTGACGAATACGCTAAAAGTCAAAGAAGGGTGTTTAATTCTATTGTAAACAGAGCCATAGATTATGATATAATTGCATATCAAGAAACACCTAAAACAAGGTTCTGGAAATGGGTAGGAGGACAGCAAATTTGTATGGTTCCAAAAGGAATAGACAAAATGGACCACTTATACGTTACGGTAATGAAAAAAGACAGTAGCGGACTTTTATCAAAACTAAAAGAATTAGTCGAAGAAAAAGAGTTAGAATTAGAAAGTGCATAACAGTTAAAAACAATCAAAAAAACAAAACTCACATTAAATTATTATATTTGGTGTGAGTTTTTTAATTTATACCAATATGCTATCATTTAAGTACACAATTAATACTATTACCAAAAAAATCTGTTTAGAAGATGAAACAGATTGGACATCGTTAGGTTTTAACACAGGAACAGACACATTTTCTTTTTTATACAATATAGTTGATCCGTTAGGTAATTTAGTCTATAAGACAACAGGATATGATTCAGATGATTTTTCAAGTGCTGATGTAGATAATATCTGTAAGGACCTATCAACTATAACAGGTGGGGATTTAATGAGTGGGGATTATGTGGTAAACATAAAAGCACAAGTTACAGGCGATACTGAAATATACACTCAAGATAAGACTATTAATTTTTGTACAAAACTAGGAAGTACAACCGGAACTATAAAGCAAGAGATTGATTGTAGTAAATCATTGATAAAAACAACCGACACAACGAGTTATGGTAATTTTGATAGCATAGTAAGAGCGCATACATTATACTACCCATCATCACTTGAAAATGATCCGATAGTATCAGTATTAAAAACAAACACAGTAACACCAATTTACACAGGAACATGGACAGTTAAAGTTGTTGCAACAGTAACATATTTGTTATCGGCCAATGTTTATCAAGTAGAAAAGTTGGAAACAATAGAAGAGTTTAAAGTAGATTGTGATGAAACGTTATGCAAGTTTATTTGCTGTTTTGATAAGTTTAGAGGTCGTTTACTTAAAAAAATTGCTACCAACCCATTAGAGGCTGAAAGTATGCGTAAAGACTACAATTTAGCTTTTAACGAATGGCAGTTAGCAAAACAAATGAAGTATTGCGGTAAAGAAGTTCCAGAATCTATGTTACAAAATATTTACACTTTATTAGAGTGTACAGAAGATTGTGATTGTGAAGGGGATGAGCCTACATTAGTTGTAGCATTAAGTACATCAGACACCTTTTTAAGTAGTTCTGAAATAGTAGAAGATGCAGGAACATATAGTTTGGTTCAAACAATGAGCGATGGAACTGTGTTTACAAATGAACTGCCAAATTTAGGTGGTGCAGACGGAGCAGATGGAGAAGACGGTGCGGATGGAGCAGATGGATCAGACGGAGAAGATGGTGCGGATGGTTCAGCATTACTATTTAACGAATATTATGCGTTTAACGATGCAACAGCACCAAAAACAAGCACAGGAACAGGTGTAGAGGATTTAATAACACACACAACAGCAAGTGCGTTAGCTGACGGGGATTGTTTAAAAATAAAAGCAACTTTTAGATTTAAAAGTGATGATACATACTTTAAGTCATGCTTACTAACGGTAGGTTCTTTTAACATTGCAGCAATAGGAATTATAGACACATTAGACAATTTCTTTTCAAACCACAGAATTTCTATTGATTGTGAGATATATAGAGATGGCACAAAATTATATGCAACATATTCTACTAAAGTAGGTGGAAGTGTATTTGGAAACGCATTTTATACATCACCAAGACAAATAGTTGAAATAACAGGCGAAGATGAAACAAGTGCATTAGTTATAAAGCAACAAGGTCAAAACGGAGATGATGATGGAGGTATAAGCGGTCCTACTTACGGTGATGAATTAGTAATTGCGGAACAATTAATGATAACCTTATTAAAACAGTAATGATAGAATTTATAACAACAATCGAAAAGACAGTACCAACAAGCGGTACATTAACTCTACCATATTCAACAAATGGTAATAGTGTTTTTAAATTAACAGGAAGTCCAACACTTACTGCGGATGTAAATATAGAATCAGACGAAAGTTTAGAAATAAAGGGGTTAAGAACAGAAGTTTGGTGGAACGCAAGTGGAACGGATTTAGATGGAAATGATTTAACAATACTTGGTGTTACAATGACTGAAAAACAGTTGTCAAGAAACACTAAATTTATCTTTGAATATGATGGCACTAATTTTTATGTAGTAGAACTGAAGAACAATAAAGATGGAGTTTTAGATGAATCTGAATTTGTAATTGACGAAGATATAGAGTTAAGAAGTGGAATAGGTGCTATTGCTTTAGGAACGTTACAATCAAAAACAGGAAAAAGATTGTACACAGCAGGAGCAATAACACTAACGGCAAGTATATCAATAACCGCAACAGGGGTAAAAAATAAAGAAGTCTATTTTTATTACGAGGGCGATATTGATCCAGACGGAAATACTGTAACAATTTTAGGAACATTAATGCCAGATGCTTTATTGGATAAAAAGGTATTTATAAGAGCATTTTACAATGGAACAAGTTGGGTTGTAATATTTTCAGAAACATACGAAGCTGCACCTGCATTGGCAGATGATGCGGTTACAACAGCTAAAATACTTGATGAAGCAGTTACGGTAGCTAAAATGGCAGATTTAGCAAGAGGTTCGGTATTGATTGGTAACTCAAGCGACAGGCCTTCAGCAATTAAACCAGGAACAGGTGAGTTTTTACTTGGCGATGGAACAGACTTTAATGCAGTCGGAATGACAGGGCAAGTTGTAATGGATAACGCAGGCGCAACAACAATAGCAGCAACACCATTTGAGGGAATTTACAGAAACATATCTCTTGAAACAGATTTTTTAGGTGATGTTAAAATAGCTATACCATTTAATTGCACAGTAGAGAAAATAACAGCCCACGTAGATAAATTGATCGAAGCAACAGATGATGCCTCTTTAAATGTAAAAGACAACTCTGGAAGTTCTATGGGAACAATTACGGCAACAGCAAATTCATCAGTAGGAACAGGATTCACACTAAGTCCAAGTTCTAACAATACATTTACAGCAGGTCAAATAATGACAATATCAACAAGTAAAACAACACCAGGCGGTGAGGTGCATTTAAGTATTCAAGTAAATCGAACAAGTTTTAGCGGATAATGACAATAGACGAATTATACAGATGGATTAATTGGGTATCAAATAAAGAACAAGCAGGTTCGGTATCGCCAAATGAGTTTAACTTATCATTAAAAATAATCAATATTGATTTATTTAAAGAAAAGTATGGACTACCAGAAGAGTATAGGCCAGGGCAACCGATACCAACTCAATCATGGCAAATAACACAAAAAATCACAGATGATTTAAGTTTTTTGCTACCTATGGTTATACTTAGTAAGGTTGATGGGTATTTCCAAAGACCAAGTGATTATTTAGCGTTCAGTTCAATAAGAGCATTATACACTTACAATGAGAATTGCGGAGTAAGAAAAGACGAAGGAACAGGAATAGAAATTATTACCGATTCAGAATTAAGTGAAAGATTGAATAATAGCATAATACCACCATCAAAAAACTACCCTATTGGTAATTATTACGAAAAAGGAATTAAGGTGTGGCCCGAATTGGTTGATAAAGTGATTTTAACATACCTTAGAGAGCCTAAAACACCTTTTAGGGCATATAATGTAGTAAATGATATTGATGAGTATGACGAGCAAAATTCAACACAATTAGAGTGGCCTGTAACATTACATAATGACTTTGCAGTAAGAATGTTGCAATACTATGGGGTAAATCTTGCAGAAAGAAATTTATATCAATTTAGTGAATCAAGAAAAATGACAGGTAAGTAATGACAAAGGCTGAATTAGGGGATATGATAATAATGCTGAAAGGCTATTCTAATCAAGATAAAAAACTTGATGAGAGATTGGTATGGATATTAGCAGATAGTGTTTTGCCTAAACTTATTCAAGCTAAGATAAAGCAAGACGGAGAAGATGTAGTCGATCAATTCTTAAAATCATATACACTTCCAATACTATCAGATGGAAACAAAAAGTATTTACAACTTCCTACATATCCTGTAAATATAAATGGCAAGGGATTGAAAGAAGTTTCTTTTACAGATGGGGAAAACAATGCCTTTGCTTTTTTTATGGTTGGAGAAGATTCGGTTTATTGGAATTTAGAAGCAGGAGGACTTGTTGGTAACTCAAAGGCTAAATTACAATCAGATAAAGTGTATGTAAGTGGTGTTCCACCATTAGTAGAAGAATTATTGGTTAAATATGTGCCAAAGATAAAAGGGTTAAACCCAGAAGATGAGATACCGGTACCATCGGACTATGAATTAGACTTGATTTCAATGATAAGAGAGCAGTTGAGAGAACAAAAAGAAACTAAAGAGGATAAGTATAATGATTCAGAACAACTTGATTAGTGGTATATATGACTTACATTATATAGTTAGTAGTGTAATGGCTGATTTAGGGGAAAAAGACAACTCTAAGTTTAAGCAATTATTAAAATGGGCAATAGATGGTTATAGAAGATTAAACCTTGCAGGTTCTTTTGACACAACAATAAAAACCGTAAGACTACCTATGAGTTCGTCAAACACCATTGATATACCATTAGACTATGTTGATTATATCAAAATAGGGGTATGTATTAATGGCTACTTATGTAATTTCGACCACCACCCAAGTTTATGTATAGACGAAGCAAAGTATAAGAAAAACGCTTGTGGTGATGAAGAAGTAATAAACACACTTGACAATTTTAGTAAAGGAAACGTAACACCTTCAAACTTTATAAATTGGGGATATACACCGCACTTTCACAATGGACAGCACGTAGCAGGCTATTACGGATTAGGCGAGGGTTTTAGTGGTAGAGGCTATAAGATGGACCTAAAGAATAGGAAAATACACTTCAGTAGCTATGTAGAAGTAGATGAGGTGATATTAGAATATAAGACTAAGGGAATAGATAGCACGGGAAACGCTATAATTCCAGAAACAGCCATTCCTGTACTAAACGCATTTGTTCATTGGAAAAGAAACAGCTTTGAAGTTTCAAAAAGAACAAACAGAGTAGATTTAAACCAAGCAATGTATTGGAAAAATGAATTTCAAAGAGAGTTTAAAGGAATGACACGAAGAGAAAATGCAATGACAAAAGACGAATGGCTTACCGTAATTAGAAGTTCAATACATCAACTACCAAAAAGATAATATATGTCATACAAAAAGCACGAAATACGACCTATTGGAGGAATGGATTTCGATAGCGATGATAGAGATGTAAAACAAACGGACTATCGTAAAGCTATCAATATTAGGAATAGTGTGGCTTATATTGAAAGACAAAACTCATCAACAAACGTAAAAGGAAATGTATTAGTAGAGTTTGCTTTGCCAGAAGGAGAGAATAAGTGTATAGGCGCATTAAACGACAAACAACAAAGAACCTGTATCTATATGATATGGAATAGTGAGTTTAACCATAGCATATACAGATACTTTCCAGAAAGAACAGATACAGCAAACCCAAATGGAGTAGTTGAAAGGATAATAACATTTAATTTTGGTTGGATAAAAGACAGATACATTACAGGAATAGATTTAATTAATAACGATTTACTGTATTGGACAGACAACATAAAACCAAGAAAAATAAACATCAACAAAGCCAATATTACAAACAAGGCTAAGAGTTGGGATATTTACCTACCTAAATTTGACTATTCAGAGGACACAGACAAAGACTTTAGGTTAAAGTTAAAAGACAGTCAAGGAAATATTTTATTAGACCTTATACGTCAAGTAACAGACGATAATAGAAAAGATGTAATACAAGATTTATCGAGTGCAATAAACAATGGGTTTAGTAATTTCCTAAAAGCAGATGAGTGTAATTGTTTTTTAAAAGTAACCGAAACAAATCTAAGTTTAAATGCAGTAGAAGTAGAGGTAGAATTTACAGACAGTCAAGGAAACGATTTATTTCCAAAAGTAACACCATCAAATTGGTATGGAACAAATTTAGTAGATAGATTTTTTGATAGAGCAAAATATCCACCAGGTTGCGATCCTTTAGTAATTTATAAAAAAGACGAAAAAATAAATTACAACTACATAAAAGAAAAGGTATTTCAATTTAGACTTCAATATGTTTATGATGATGCTGAAAGAAGTGCATTAGGACCAATAAGTGAAATACCTATCAATAATACCGTTTGTGGCGCAAATAAAGACCTAAACTACGTAGAGATAGACTTTAACGATGAAAACCTCTTAGATAGCAATATTTGGACTATTTTAAAGAGAGTAAGAGTTCACGTAAGAGAAAGAAATAGTGGATTTTGGAAAGTAGTAGAAGATTTAGATATATGTGAGTTTTACCATATTGTTGATGCCAACAAAAAGGTAATGTATAAGTATTTCAATGATGTAGCACAGGCAGGAATAGATGATGTATTAGCTGCAAAATTGTATGATAAAGTTCCAAGATATTCAGAATCGCAAAAGATAATAGAAAACAGATTGATTGACGGTGGGGTGTTAGATGATTACGATACACCATGCGTAGATGCTGATTTAGGTATTCAAGTAGAAGATAGCGCTAACAAAGAAACATACAATGTTACAGGGAAAATAAGGATATTCAATTGGCAGAATAATGGGAATTGGGAAAGTGAAACAATAAGACAGCCTTATGGGTCCGACTTTTTACCATTAACAAATACATCACAACCTATAATGCAGTTGAATAAAGATGATGAAAATGGTATAGGTCAATTTCCTGTATGGGGTGGTATAGGTGTTATATCAAATTCAGAAACAAGAACATTTCAAGGTTCTGGGTACGAACAATGGATTCCAGAAGGTGGTTTTCCGGTTTACTTAGCAGGAACAGACTATGTAGATATTTCAAAACAAATAAATACTGATTTTGCACAAACCACAAACAATATAATTGATGCTCAAGATAATGTAGATGGAATTACAGATTGGATTAAAGATGGGAATGATGTTTACAGTACGTTCAATATTAAAAATGTAAGACCAGGAAGATACATTGTAAGAATAGCAAGTCATTGGTGTAGTATAGGCGATAAGTTAGATAAAGGACCTATGTATGACATCACAAAAGGAAGAGCATATCAAGGAACGAGTACAAATGTTTGTGCGGTAGAGGATGCAAATGGTAGAAGATATTTTGTAAGTGAATTTGAAATTGAAATAACCAATTCAGATATTGATGTAGGAACTTTTTATGTAGATGATTTAGTAAATATTAAGCCAGAAGATGATATAAAAGGTTCTTCTGTTTCTGGATATTTGATTGACAACAAAGGGAACACTTCATTAGATGATGCAGACGAAGGAAATAGAGTTGAAAAAGCAGCTTTAATTATAAATGAAAATGACGTTACAGATAACTTATTAATAGATGCAAAATATCCTTATTACACAGACCATAACGGATATTGGTACAGAAGAAAGTTATACGCATTTGAATTGTCTGATGTTATAGTTCAAACACCAAAAATAAGCCATATACAAAATAACAATCCCCCTAGTTTTAGTGAAGATTCATACTCCGTACAGACTTATTATGATAGTCAATCAAATGGTGTGTTAAAAGATTTTAACTTGCTATCTACTAATCCAAACCCATTAAGCCTAAACGAGCATCAACAATTACTGTCTATTGTAAGCGACCAACAGTTTTCAAACAACCTTAAAACGTTTATAGAAGGGTATGTTAAAGATTCAGACGGGAATGGTGTTTCTAATGTAATGGTGCAATTTGCAGAAACAGGAAGAGTAGCATTAACAGATTCGCAAGGATTTTACAGAATACCTGTGTTTGCAAATATATCATTTGCATATATAAAGTGGTCAAACACAATAGGAAAAACATTGGTGTTAAACAACATTCCTCTTACATCTTCAGAAGAAAATAATACAGTACAGTTTATAACTCAAACATACGGAAACTACACTCTAAGAAACGATAACATACTTTTAAGTGATTACAATAGTTGTCCTATAACATACAGTTCAAGTTTAGTTCCTTCATTATCTGGAAGTCAGTTTTTAGCGCAAATAGAGTTTGATGAAAACGTAACAACAGTTGGACCACCATATTCTCCAACAGCAGTATTTACTTTATTCGATATAGGTGTAACAGTTAGAACAGAAGAGGTTGGTAAAGCAAGAAAAAGAGGTGGTTCATATTTAGTAGGTATAAGGTACCAAGATGAAGCAGGTAGAGTTTGTAGTGTAGTTGATTTAGGAAAAGCATACATACCGTTTTATGGAGAAGATTTAAACCAATACTATCCAGACAGCTACCCAATACCAAACACAAAGAAATACGGACCTGCAAGAATAAGAGTTAATTTAAACTCAAAACCTCCTAAATGGGCGCATTACTATCAAATACTAATTACAAAAAACATCCATCACAGTAAATCGTTGCAATATTTGGTAAATAACGTTCAATACATCACTTCTTACGATGATGATAACCAAGAAGCAAGTGAAACGAGTTACTCAAATGGAGATGCAAACCAAGTTATGATTAACTTGAATAACTTAATAGACCAATTTGATAGAGAAAACGACAGTCAATTAGGATATACATTTGAAGAAGGAGATAGAGTTCGACTTGTACTAAATGAAGATGGTGTTTATTATGACGAATTATTCGAGTTTAAGGCAGTTTCGTACAAAAACGGTAATTGGTTAGTGCTTAAAACAGAAAGTTCGCTACCAGAGATAAAAACAGGTGTTTTGGTTGAAATATTCAATCGTAGGCTACTTGAAGAAGAAAAAATATACTATGAATCAGCAACTTGTTATAAATGCACAAGTCCAGGAACAAGTCAAAACAGTCATAGTGTTCCGCAATTATTTATAAAAGGTGGAGATAGTTATTTCAGAAAAAGAACGATGAGAGTTATTGATGAAGATGATAGTGTATTTTCATCATTTAACTATGTAATAGAATCTTTAAGAATATCAGACAATTACCCAAGTGAAGATTTAGATTTAGGTAGAGTAGGTATTGTAGATAAAGATTTTAAAGAGATATTTAGACCGACATCATTAAGAGTGTCAAATATATTTGTGCCAGATACAGAGGTAAATGGATTATCAAACAATGAAGGACTAGAGGATATTGAAATAGATAGAGAGTTTGGATTGATAAAAAGATTATTGAGAGTTGGTAGCATATTGCTATCAGTACACTTAAACAGGTCTGTAAGCGTGTATGTAAACGAAAGCATATTTATAGATTCAAACGGAGAAGAAACAGTTGGGGTATCAGATAAATTCTTAAACAATGTAAGACCATTAACAGGAAACTATGGAACACAGCACCCAGAAAGTATAGTTGAGTATGAAAACTTAGCATTTGGGTTTGATTCATTTAGAAATGCAGTTTGGCAATATAGTCAAGCAGGGTTAGAGATAATATCAGAGAACAAAGCAAGAAACTATTTCAGACAAGTATGCGAAAACGGAATATGGGATGCACCGGCAGTATATGATCCGTTTTATAGAGAATACATTTTAACAATAGGGAAAAGAGGTCAAGAGTTTGAATTTGAGGTTGTAGCATCAGACGATAATTTAGATGTAACAGGTTTAGAATCATCAGCACCAAGCGGAATACCAAACTTTACTTCAGTAGAAATAGAATACAAAGGAACATTAACCAAGTTTCAAATATACTTTACAAGCAACAATAAAATATTTATATTAGGAAACATAACAGACCAATACAAAATAGGCGATAAAGTAAAATTGTACATAAGAGGCGATAGAGAAACAATCGCATATAGCAATTTAAAGAAGATTTGGACCACTTTTTACACTTATGAACAAGATTACTATACTTCTGTTTTAAACAGCCTTATATCGTTTAATAATGGACAATTAATGGTACACGATAAAGGAAATATAAACGAGTTTAACGGAATATTTGCACCAAGTGAGTTATGGCTGTTGGCTAATCCAGATCCAAACCATCCAAAAGTATTTTATGCAAATGAGTTGCAACAAAAACAATTAGATGGAAATTGTGATTGGGAGATATATGAAATAACAAATAGAGAAGGACAATTATCAAGAATACTAAAAGGAAGTTGGAGAAACAAGCAAGACCATTGGTATTCAGAGTTTAAGCGTGATTTAAACACAACTGTATCTAATCCGATATTGAACGGAGAAAGGTTGCGTAGTGTTGCAATTTTGCTTAAATTAAGGAACGATAATAAAGAAAGTGTAGATTTGTGGTCTTATATTATTAACTTTGAAGTAAGTGAACGAACAAAAATTTAGAATATGTTACCAGGAATAGGTCAAGCAATAGGTTTAGGAATTTCAACAATAGGAAGCATTGGTTCAGCAGCAACAAGAATTAAAACTGCAAAAGAACAAGCTAAAAAAGCAGAAGAACTAAGAAAAAAGCGAATTAAAGCGCAACCTATTCAGCAAGAATATAAAGATGTTGCGAATATGAATCAAATGATGGCACTATCGAATATGCCAGGACTTGAAACTGCAAAGTCGGGTTTAGATAATAGCGAGGCTAATAGTGCAAGAACAATTAGAGAAAGTGGCAAAACAGGTTCAGACAGATTAAGCGCAATAGCTTCATTAGGTGTAGGTAAAATGAAAACATTAGCAGATTTAGATGTTAAAAATGCAGGTTTTAGGGTAAAAAGACAAGATGTAGCCAATAGATCACAAGAAGGAATAGGTGCATTAAAAGATGACAGACGACAAGAGGCAAGGTTAGAAGAAGAAAAATTAAGAGAACAAGCAGATGCGTTAGAAATAGCATCAACAGCCAACAGCCAAAACGCAATAGACGATATTACAAGCACCATTGGTTCTACTGCAAGTACATTAGCAGGTATTGAAGGTGGTGGCAAGAAAAAATCTAAAGATGAAAGTGTAAGTCCAAAAATAAATTCAGACTTATCTACAACTAAGTCTGATTTGCAGAAAAAACAAGACGAAAGCAACTCTATGGGAATAGATACTTCAAACATAGATACGCCAAACCTTAGCAATATGGCAGAATTAAATCCTTATAAAGCAAAAAATACAGACTTTAGTAAACTTGATTCAAAGAGTATTTCAGAAGTTCAAAAAAGACTTAAAGATGCAGGTTTATATGATGGAATAATAGATGGTGTTTATGGGCCTACAATGAAAAAAGCTATAAGTAAAATAAAATAAAAATGGCAGCACAGCAAGGAAATGATTTTATGTATGCACAAGATGGAGGTGGCAGTAGTGTGGGTGCATATATATTTGAAACATCTGGAAGAAAACCTTTAGATGTACATTTAGACATAGTAAACAATGTCCAAAAGTTCCAAGCAGGACAAAAGGCTAAGAAAGCAGCAGAGAAAAAGGCAATGGAAAAAGCATTGGGCGAATTTGATGTTGATTCTGAAGGTGCGTGGCAATATGACATACCTTTAATTGATGAAAGTATAAATAGCTTACAAACAGATTATACAAATTCATTAATGGAAAACGTAAATCCAGAAACGGACCCAAAATACCAAGCTAAAAAAAGACAAATAGAATCATTAGTAAACACATCAGAACAACAAAAAGAATCATTTAAAGAGGCATACGAGGCATTATACCAAGACAGAGATGCGACCAATAGTGTTTATGATTGGGATAATTCAATGACTAACTTAATGAAATACCAAAAAGCCACACCACAAGAAAGGCTTGAAATGGATGAGTTATTAGTTATAAAAAAAGACAATTTACAAGAACTTGCAGAAAATGCTTTTTCAAAACTAAAAGAAGATATAAGTTCAAGAACGTTTGTAGGGAAAACAATGCAAGGAACTGTAAAAGAAACATCAGTAGGTAAGGACAGAACCTATGAAGCATTTAGAGGATTGTTGGAATCAAATCCAGAAGCGAAAGAATTAGCTATTGAGGGGATAGCAAACCTACCACCAACACAGCAAAAAGAATTAGCAAGAAGAATGTCTGTAAACGAAACTAACGGTGTATTCGCAACAGAAGAAGAAGAGTATATGAAAATGATGTTTGGCTATATGGCTTACAACAAAAAAGAAATTAATTCTAGGAACAATCCAAATGCAGGAAGAAATCAAGATAGAGATAATTTAAAGCGTGGAGTAAATGATTTTGTAAATAAAATGTCATTAATGATGACAGGGGATAAAAGAGTGTTTACAAAAAACCCAAAAACAGGCGATTATGTTTACACAGGTGATTATCTCAATAATCAGAAATTAGGTAATATTGCAATACCTTTGCCTCAAGCAATACAAATGAAAGCGTTATCATCAAACGATTTGTTAGATTTAGGTATTACAGAAGATGATATTAGAAACGCAGCTGATCAAGGAAACGAAATTGCATTAGACAATAGAATACTTCAAATAAAATATTCAGAAGATGGGGGTGTTACCATAAAAACAACACAATCAACCATAGACAATAGACTAAACGGAGGCGCAGAGTTTGTTCCGATAGAAAATACGTCAATAATGATGGATGTATTGCAGAATAGTGAAATGTTTAAGAAGAATACAGCCGAAGCAGCAACCATAGCAGTTGATTACATGACGGAAAACAATGCCTATGAAAATGGTGTATTTATTCCAGAAGCAATAAACCAACAACAAACGAACACACCATTAGAGGCAGGAGAACAGGTTTATAATACATTAATATCAAACGCTACAAAGCGTTCAGATGTAAATAAAATAAAAATAGAAGTTGCAAATGGGGGAATTGAATTTACTGAAGAACAAGCTATCAAACTAGCTGAAAAGTATGGAGTGGAAAAAAAGGTATTCCGACCAAAGTCAAGTGGTGGTTCTGATATTTGGGATGATTTTTAAAAAAAAGCAATGAGTAAGGATATAGACCAATTATTAAGCAGTTTTGAAGAAAAGACAGGCAAAACTATGTCTAACGAGCAAAAGGAAAGCATTAAAACCAAGTATAAAGGTAATTATGGTGCGTTATTAGACAAGTTTGCAGAAAAGACAGGTAAACCAATAAGCGAAGAGCAAAAAGAGGTTATACTTAACAAATACGGCTTAAAAAAAAAAGAACAATCCGAGAGTGGTGGAAGTGGATCACAAGTTGGAGAATTGGAATCTACCGAAAGCAATAATCAAATACCTAAAGAAGATGATAAGCAACCTACCGAAAATCAAGTTCCAAATATTTCAGAAACCCAAAGAAAAGAAGAAAGAGAAGGAATAGAGCAGTTTAAAGAAGAAAGGCAAGAAAGAAAAAACAACCCTTACCAAAGCAAAATTGATTTATTAAACTACCAAGCTGATTACTATAAAACACAATCCAATGTAAAGGATATTGGAATGGAAGATTATAGTGAGTTTAAAAAGCCAGAAACATTAGATTCAAGTACGACTAATGTAGATATGGGAATACAAGAAAAACCCAAAGAAGAAACATCTGATAAAGGGTACTCATTACTTGAACTACAAGCAAGTGAAAAACAACTAAAAGCAAACAACCTAAAAGATATATACGAGAAAGAAGTAGATTTAATAGGTGGAAACGCCTTAGAGAATTACAATAAATATCTAAAAGAAACAAACCCAGAAAAATACGAATACGCTAAAAAAAGTAGAGAGAGAGGCGAATATTTCTTTGCAACAGACAAAGACGAACAGGGTGCTAATAAAGATAAATACCTACACCACCAAGAAGCTATCGAATGGAATTTTAATCGATTAAACGATTTAAAAGAGCAGATAATAGATTATAAAAACTTAAACGCATACGCAAACTTATTTGAGAAAGAAAACAAAAGTGAAGAAGAAATAAAGGAATTGGAAAAACTACAAAGTGATCCTTTATTCAACGATGTATTTAAAATAGAAAAAAGACAAGAAGAATTAATTGAAACGTCTAAAAACTTGCTTAAAAAAGACGATTATAGTTTAGCAAAAGAATACATTACTAAAATAGAAAACGAAACGGCTGCAAGAGAAGAAAAACTTAAAAAAAGATTTAAGGAAAAAGGTAGAGAAAGTGAATTTTTCTTTTCAAAACCACTTATAGCGGTTCAAAATGCAGTAACAAAAACAATGGGTGGACTTTTACAAATGCCAGGTTCATTAGTAGATAGATTTCAAGCGTTTAGTTACTCCGACACACCTTCTTATGGTTGGACAAATGCCATTCAAGATATGTCAAGAGATTATGTAGAAAGAAGAACAATCACTAAATCATCAAGATTTCAGCAAGGTATGTTTAATTTCGAGGCAGACTATGGCGATTCTAAAATATTATTCAACGAAGAAGGTGATGTAGTATCAGTAAGAGATAAAGATGGGTATGCGGTATCAGAAGAAAAAGCCACAGAAGTAAAAAATGCGTATTTAGCAGATGATAATAAACCAAAACCAAAAGAAAAGTTTAATGTTAATCAATTTGTGGACCAAGGATTAGATGTATTAGCAGACTTAGGAACTATGTTTGTTGGTGGTAGTGGAATGGTAAAAGGATTGAGTTTAACAGGCAAGTCAGCTACAATAGGTTCAAAAGCAGCAGTAACAGGAATAATAGCAGCGCAAATGCAAAAAAGCATATACGAGCAAGCTATTGGAATGGGAATGACAAAAGACGAGGCCTCAAGATATTCAAACGATGTTTCCATAGTTATAGGTTTAACCAACTTGATATTTGGAATGGAGGCTAGAATAATTCAAGGTTCTAAATCACAGTTTGTAAAAGAGATAACAAAAAATTCAGTTAGAAATAGTATTGCTAAAGAAGGATTTAAAAACGCCACAATAAACACAATAAGAAATTATGGTAGTGCTATAATTAAAAATGGTTTTGGGGAAGGTTTAGAAGAATCTGTATTAGAGAAACTAACTGAAATGGGTGTAACCGGAACATACAACCTATCATCAGAAACAAGAGTAGAGAACGTATTTGATTACAGAGAGGCTAGAGATAACTTTTTATTAGGTTCAGCAATGGGAATTTTTGGTGGTGCAATAGAAGCTACACAAAACCAATTAAACAGTAAAAAAAGATATAATGCTTTTATATTCAATAGTTCGTTTAAAAAAGATAACTCACTAAAAGTATTATCTGAATTAGAGAAAGAACAAGAAATAACCAAAGAACAAGCTACACAAGCAAGAAAAGACATTAAGGAAGCATCTGAAATTACAAGTCAGCTACCAAATGAATTAGATGATAATAAAAAGTTTGAATACTTTGAATTAGGCAAAGAAAGAGCAGAGTTAGAAAAGAAAGGCGAAGAAATAGCTGATAAGAATTTAAAAACACTAAACAATGCTAAAATATCTGAAATAGATAAAAAGCAAAAAGAAATATTAGGCCTTAACGAAAAAGGAAAGATAGAGCCTAAAAAAGAAAAAACTCAATCTCCTATTGAAAAAATAGAAGCTGAAAGAGAAGGTGAGTTAAAAGAGCAGAAATTTGGAGATGTAGTTATTCAAGAAGATTTAACGAACTATAATGACGGAGAACTATCTATTGTAGGTCAAGGATCAAAAGAAATAAGAAATGATGCAGTACAAGCATACGAGAAAGGATTTATAAGTGCTAAAGAATTAAAGTTAATACAAGCTAAAATTAAATTATGGCTTGAAAGTGGTATGTCTTTAAAGGATGTTTCCGTAAAAATAAAGGAACAATTCGATATAAAAGTAAGTGCCGGTAAATGGCAATTAGCTGAAAACAAGAGAAATTCAATCAATGCTAAATATGATGCAGAAATAGCAAAATTAGAGCAATCTACTGAAGAAGAAGCAGAAACAGGTTTTGAGGAAACATTGGAAGATGAGCCAACAAAAGAAAAAAGCACAAGAAGTAAATTCAATGTACAATCTAAAAAAGATTACACTCCAGGAAAGTCTGAAAAAGAAGTAGATGATTTAGGCGGTAACAATACTATTGCAGAATCTATTGATGAAGATAGCGTTTACGAAAAAGACGGTAAAGAAGGAAGATTAAGATTAGATGGACAAACAGTCGTGTTTGAAACAAGCAACGAAATAATTGAGTTAGGGAACAAAAACCAAATATCATCTAAGAAGTTAAAAGAATATGGAATATTACAACAGAAACAAGATGAAGTTGAAATAGCAGAAGATAATACTGTTACAGTAAATGGCAAAACCTACAAAAACAATTTTAGTAAGCCAGAAATGGCGGTTACTCAAAAAGAAGATGGTTCTTATTCAGTATCATTAGAAACCGAAAGCGGAGAAAAAAGAACATTTAGAGGTAGAGCTGCCGAAGAAATAGCATATCAAATTAAATTAAAAGAAGTATATGAAGAATACACACCAGAACAACAGCAAGAAGTTGAGCGAATCGCAGATGAGGAAATCGCTAAAGGAGAAACTGAATCAACTACCGATAAAGAAACGGTTGGAGATACTGAACCGAGTGAAACAAAACAATTCGCAGACAAAATAGGTAAATCCGAAAGCATAGAAGATGTAATGGAAGGAGGTGTAGCATTAGACGTAGATGGCACAGAAATAATCCTTACAGAAGATGAAAGCGGAATTACCTTAGAAAGTGTCAAGTCAAAAGAGAAAGGTCGAGGAAACGCAAAAAAAGCATTAAAAAAGCTAACTGATGCAGCAGATGAAGATGGCAAACAAATAAAACTAAAAGTAGTACCAGAAGATGCCGATACCGATAAAGACCGTTTACAGAAACTTTATGAAGATAATGGGTTCGTTATGCAAGAAGATGGCTTAACTATGGTTAGAGAGCCTAAAAACGAGCAAATAGAAGAAAATAAGGCAGAAGTAGAAACTGAACCAACAGTAGAAACAGGATTAGAAGGCATTTTAGATGATGATACGGAGGTAGAAACAGGTTTAGAGGGTATATTAGAAGAAGAAAAGCCAAAAACAAAATCCCCAGAACAAAAACAGAAAGAGGAAAGAATATCTAAAGCAGAAGATAGATTATCTAAAGCAAGACAAAAGTTAGAAGCTAAAAAGAAAGAGTTTGGTAAAAAGATAAACGAGGATCAAGCAGACTTGTTTGGGGAAAGAAAAAGCAACAAAGGTCAATTATTTGATGAGAGAGTAAGTCAAGATGCTGCAACCGAGAGTTTAAAACCATTTGTAGCAGAAGTAGAGAAAGCTAAAAAAGAGTTAAAAAAGGCAAAGGAAAGCGATGTAAGCCAAGAAACCAAAGATTTAGAATCTGACATACAAGAACAAAAAACAGAACGTCAAAAGCGAATAGAAAAAGCTAAAAAAGAAAATGAAACCGTAGTAGAAACCAAAGAAGTAGAATATAGAAATGCTACATTTGAAGTAGGTGTAAACAAAGATGGTAAAGCTGTTACTATAAAAAACAAAGACACAGGAAAAGAAGTATCAAGAACATCCGAATACAATAAGAAAGGAAAGAAAACAATAGGTAAAAACACTCAATTTTCAGCTATTGAGAATAAAATGATAGGTGCGGTAAGTTCGGCAACCATTGAAAATGAAATAAAAGATAAAATAAATTCAGATACACCTAAAAGTCCATTGCAACACATACTTCAATATTTGATATTTGGTGGTAAAATGGACAAGAATGAAATCTATCAAGAATTAGGAATAGGCAGCAGGTTAGATAAAAGCGGTCGAGAAGTAGGTAAATCAGAAGAGGCAGGTGCGAAGAAGACCTTATTAACCAATAGAAAAGGTAATACAATAGACGACTTAATAGAAAGTCTTAAAAGTGATCAGAGTGTTGAGTATAATACCGATATAGACGATTCTGTTTACAGAAACGAGATATTAGATGTAATGAGAAACCACAACACTAAAGCAGAAATGATAGAAACTTATTTAGGTACAATGCAGCAAGAGCAACAGTACACTAAAGAGGATATTGCTGCAATGGAAAGAATAGAAAAAGAGAAACAAGCTAAAAAAGAAAAAATAGCAAAAGAAGAGCAATTAGAGGAAGATGTAGAATTAGAAGAAGCAGTTGAAAGTATTGACGAGTTTGAAAGTTATGAGCAAGAATTTTACGCACACATAGCTGAAAACTTTGTTAATGAAGATGGATTATTAGACACAGAAAAAACAGAGGAATATTTAGATACAGTATTTCCACCTGTAAACGATTATTTTTATAACTATTTAAACAAAAACCATGGAAGAATCAACAATAGAGAAGTGCTACCGAGCAGCAGCAAAAGCATTGAAAGCAAAAAGAAAGATGAAAGCAAAAAGCCAGACGAAAATGAGCAAGGACAAGTAGATGATTTTGAGGTTCCATTCCAAGAACAATCAAAAGAACAAAAGCTATCTGAAAAAGCACTTGAAAAACTAACAAAAGTGCTAAACAAAGCATTTCCGAATATTAAGGTAAACTTCAAAAATTCAGAAGAAATAGCAAAAGATTTAAAATTAACTGAAGGAGCGATACCGCCATTAGGATATGTAAAAGATGGAGAAGTATTCATAAACACAGATAAGGCAACAACAGACACACCAATTCACGAGTTCGGTCATATCTGGAATGAATACATTAAAAACAACCATAAAGAGGTATATGATAAAGGGATAGAGTTAGTAGAAGGAACTCAATACGAAAAAGACGTAAGAAACAACCCTGTATATGCCAATAATAGCAAGGAAAGCATATTAGAAGAAGCGTTAGCACAAGCAATAGGGGAAAAGGGTGCGAAGTTTTTAAAAGCCAAAGAGAACGCATTTAAAGCCTATATAAAGGAATTGTTTGATAAAGTAAAAAATGCTTTAGGAATAACAAGCATGAGTTCAGAGCAATTAGCAGACTTAACATTAGAAAAGTTTACCGATTTAGCAGCAGCAGAATTGTTATCTGGAAATGAAATATCTAAAGAAGTTAAATCGAAAGAACCCTCTAAAACACCACCAAAAGAGCCAGATACGTCTAATCCAAACAATAGTAATTTGCAAAAAAGAGCTAAATCATTAATAGATAAAATAGTAAACTTATCAAAAGGTATTAGTTCAGAAACAAAAAAATCCATAGAAGATGAAGTTGGACTTTATTACGATGTTCAAACTAATCAGCAAACTATTGAAATGGGAAATGCTTTAATAGAGCAACTTGGGGGGATAGACAAAGCGGTAGTTTTAGCAATGGATGAAACTAAGTATATGCCATTTGATATGAGGTCTATGATACTTGGAACTGCATTGAATCAGTATTCACTTCAAGAATCTGATATGAGAAATGTAGATAATGAAATTAGCGTAATGGCTAAGATTGATGAACTACTTAATAAGCAAAAAACAATAGCAAACACTTTCGACCAAATGGCCAGAACAGCAGGTAGAGGTATTCAGTTTATGAGTAAAATATATGCAAGTCAAGGGATAGCTATTGCAGAAAGAGTATCAAGAAAAATAGATGAAAGTAATACAAAATCACTTGATCAAAAAGTAGGTCCAAAAGGAGAAACAGCAAGAGAAATGCTTACTCAATTTGAAAAAACTATAAATGGACTAAAAAAAGAAGTTGTTGATTTAGCAAAAGAAAACAAATCGTTAATAGAAAGGTTAAAGGCGAAAGCAATAAAAATGTCTAAATCGCCAAAAGAAAAGACACAAAAGTTTAAAGACAAAGTTGCAGAGAAATATAAAAACATAAGCCTTAGTGTTGTTTCTTCAGAAATTCAATTTAGTGCTAAATTAACACCTGCACAGCAAGCATTTTATAAAGCAATAGAGGCAAGTGTAAAAGAAATAAAAAGAAGCGGAGATAAGGCTAAAGTCATTAAAAAGGGAATGGCAGCTTTGAAAAAACATCAAGGATATAAAAAAGCCACAAAAGAGCAAAAGAAAACAATAGAAGATGCCTATAACAACCATACAGATAAAATATTTAAGGAGGCAGATGAAGAATTGACGGTTGAAAATAGAAAAAGAGAACTATTAGATGAAATAGATTTTAAGGAATTGATAGGAAAGCATTATTCCAATACTCAAAAAGAAGTTCAGAACATTGTTACGGTATTAATGAATGAATACGGTTTAACAAAAAGCGAGGCTAAAAAATTAAACGATGAAATAACGGCAGAAGTAAACAAGACATTAAAACCTAAAATAGAAAAAGCACTTATTAACTTTATGGGGAGTAGTAGGTTGCCATCAGTTAAAAGAAAAAGAAAAACTGTTCTTAATAAAATGATGGAAGCAATAAACAATGGTGCTTTTACATCTAAATTAAATAGAGAATTATTTGCTTATAAGTTTAATCTTACTAATCCATTAACAAACAAGCAAATTCAAAGAATAAAAGAATTAGCTGAAAATGTAGAGTTATCAAGACCAGGTAGTGCAATAGAAACAAAGGCAACAAGAGATATAGCAAAGTACATAACAGAACTTTACCCAGAAAATGTTGTAAACTTAGTAAATGTATTTGTTGGCTTGAGATACGCTTCAATGCTTAGTGGTCCTTTTACCACAGTAATAAATATGTGGTCTAATGCTTGGAATTATGCAATAGCACCGTTTTCGGATTTGTTAAATCCTACTTCATATTTTAACGACAAAAGAAGAAACCCAATACAGAGGTTATTTACATTCAGAAGAGATGCGAATAATTGGGCAAACTCATGGAATTTAGCCGTTGCAAACATGATAGAGGGAACTCAAAACTACAAACAAATAGAATCAATATCTCGTGATAACAAGTTTACCATAAGTGAGTTGGAAAGAGAAAAGTATAACGGACACAGGTTTAAGTTGGGATTTTTTAATCCTTATAACTATGCAAGATATGTTGGTAGGTTTTTGGCAGCACAAGATGCTTTTATGACAAACCTTAATTTTGAAAGAGAAATGTATCAGAATCTATACGATGTGTACTCTAATCAAGGATATAAAGGCAAAGATTTGAGAACAATGGTGTCAAATCAAATGGCAATACTTAACACAGATACCGATAAAACTAAAAAAATTCAAAAACAAGCTGATAAAGAGTTTGCTCAATATGAAAAACTGTCTGGTAAAAAACTATCCAATTCGGAAAAAGCCATTAGACTTCAAGAAATAATATACAATAACATTGAAGATTTAACAGAAGATGCTAAAGATGAGTTAATGGATATTGCTAAACAGCAAACCTTTACAGGAGAAAGAAACGGAACAGTAGCTAAGTTCACAAAACTACTTTCAACCGTATCTAATCACAATATTGCATCAAAGTTAGCTACAATGAATTATATTCCATTCACAACAGTAGTAGGTAACATATCGGAATATATGCTTGACCACGCACCTTTTTACGGCATATTAAGGGCCAATGGGTTAAGTGTATCTGGTATATATTCAAGATCGAAAAGAGTAGTAGATGGTGGTAAGTTTTTTGGTGGTTTTGCTGAAAATTCTGCAATGATGGGTGAAAGAGGCACAAGGAAATATGAAATACAAATGGGGAGGGCAATGCTTGGAACGGCAACTTTACTTGGTTTAGGTGCTTTATTTATAGGCAGAACAGGCGAAGATGATGATGAATTTTATTTAACAGGAAGTCTAAAGGCAGGAACAGATAACTATGGAACACAAGCAAAAGAAGCACTACCTGCATATACTTTAAAATTACCTTATACCCCTGGTATAAATTTCTTAAACATACCTGCATTATCTATTCCCTTGACGTTGATTGGAAATTATAATGATTTATTGAGAAAACACAAGGCAGATAAATCTATCTCTGAAGATGAGATGAATTTAAGGTTTGCAGTAGCTGCCGAAACAGGTAGGATGTTATGGTTAGATGCAACTAAAAACACTTCAACAATGGTTTTAGATATGTCTATCCTACAAGGTGTATCTAAGTTAGTATCAGAAGTTGGAACAGCATTTAGAAAAGCCGAAGAAACAGAGGAAAGTATAACTGATACACAAAAAAACAAACCATTTAAAGGATTGATTAAAAACATTGCAGATATGACTATTGGTCAAGTTGGGGATGTATTGTTTTGGAACATAAACCTTAAAAGGCAGATTGAAAAAATAATGACAGGTAATTCTTACACTTATCAAGATTTAAAAGGTTACATGGCTTACAAAGCAGGAATAAATTATTTTGTAAATAAGCCAAGATTAGATATTTACGGACAAGAGGTAAAAGGCTTTCCAGGCGATCAATTCATAAACATAAGCTACTACATAGATAGAAAAGGTAAGGATTCGGAAAATTACGAAGTAGATATGTTTTTATTAAACAACGCTGCAATTCCAAATAAGATAAAAAACACAGCAGGATATTATTTTGACGAAAATGGATTAGAATACAGGTATCTTACAGAAGAAGAGCATTACGAATACATAAAATTAGCAGGTGAAAAATTCTTAAACGCACCACTCGAAATAACACAAGATGGTTTACCAAAACCAAAATGGACATACATGGGAATAAAAGGTTATATGGAATTTACAAAAAAACCGTACTTTAAGAACAAAAAAATGGAATCAAGAGGCGAACCAATAACCACAATTCAAAAAGATGTAGCTAAACTATGGCAAAAAGCAAAAAGCGAGGCAAAAATAGAGTTAGGGTTAAAATAAAGCACTAAATATCTAATATTTAACCAAAACAAGACTTATTAAAATAAATCTATATATTTGTATTATGATTATTAATTCAAACAACACAAATCAGTTCGGTATAACAGGGGAAATAAATACTTTACCATTAAGCGAACAGGTACCTTCAGCAAAAATGACATCTGACGCACAAGTTGATTCAGTTCTACGGATAACAGATTGGCCTTATGATTTTGCAGAAACATTGCGTTTAGGCGAGTTTTACATCTTAGACAAGACAAACGGTCAATTATCATTAGTTAAGGGGTTTGACGGCTTAAATGACGGCAGTATGAACGTTTATTTAGAAGATGCTTTTGCAACATCAGTAGATGATGAAGATGTTTACATAATCAAGCCAGAAGATTACAGAAAACAACTTCAATGGTCTATAAATAATATAGGGGCATCAAACGTACAAGTAGATGGTGGGGTTTTACCGGTAGGACAAGTAAACTTTTATCAGTTTCAAAATTCAACAATAAAACCAATATTGATAGATGCAACTAATTCTGGAATATATGTAACGAATGCTGAAGTATCGACAGCAGGTTCATCTAATTTCACGTTTGAAACATTGGATTTTACAAATGAAACAAGTGTAGAGATAGAGCATGGGTTAGGGTTTCCAACTATATATGGAATAGTATTAGATGGAGGACAACAAATAAACCCAACAGTATCAGATGATGGAACAACCATTACATTTGACTTTTTAGGGCAATCATTAACAGGAACAATAACATATTTAAAATGAAAAAAATCTTAACAATATTAGCAGTATTAATTACTTCAATAACTTATTCTCAAACTTGGACACCATATTTTCAAAATGTAGATATATATGGGCAAACAAAAATGAGAGATAATCTAACGTTAGAGGGTAATGAAATTCAAAACTTCAATTTTGAAACAGTAGATACCATTCCAAATGTAGCAAATGCAAATGATGCGTCTATTCTGTTCAATTTAGAAGATAGTTTATACTACGAAAAGTACGGAAGTGTTTATATACCTGTTGTAAAAAGTGAAAATGGTGATTTTGTTTTATTAAATAGCTCAATTAACGTAGGATTAGATTTGCCATTTATAGGATTTAAAGGCAAAGACTACGGAAATTTCATAAATACAGTAGGAATAGTAGATGCAAACATATTAGGTGCTGGGGATGTATCATCTTTAGGTTGGGTTGATTTTCCTAATCAAAAATTTAACTCAATAAGTGTAACTGACACATCAAAGCTAGATGTATTAGCAAATAAAGATTTATTAATTAAAGCGAATGAAGATTTATTAATTTTAGCGAATGAAGATTTATCAATTCAAGGTGATAGTTTAATTAATATTCAAAGTTTTGGAAATATAAGATTTGCGACAACCGACACTATTATTTTTGAAGGTGGTGTAAAATCATTTACTGACAAATCAGATAGCACTTGGATAAACGCATCTAATGGTACAATTTTACAAACTGACGGAACTGGAAGTGGTGCAATTTTCAGCGAAGAAGGTTTATTATTCACTAAATAAAAATTAAAAAAAATGGAAGCAAATAAAATTATAGTAGTAACTGCAACAGGAAACGCAACAGGCGATAGTTCTAAATATCAAGATTGCGTTAATAATTACAATCAAGCGATAGGACAGATGTTTGGATGGGCATCATCTGAAAATAGAAGTTTTTTAAATGCAACTACTTCACAACTAGCAATACCATTAGGAAATGATAATTTTTTGTTTACAAAAACAACTCAATTCTTTTTTGAAGCTAGAATTACTGATTTTGATGCAAACAACAATCCTACCTATCAAATAGATTATATAGTTCAGTAAAAATGATAGTAGTAAACGAAATACATTGGGAAACAATAGGAATAATGACCGCTATAATTATGTTAGGTGGTTTTATTTACAATTTAATACACGCAAGGGAAAGCATAAGCAATGGTAAGTTCAAGCTACTTGTAATGATTAAAGAGAATTACCCACGTTTTTTATACTCTTTAGTTTGTTCTTTCACTATATCATTTACTTTAAATTGGATACCCGAAAGTTCAAAATTTATTACTTCTTTAACAGGAACAGAACTAACTTATTCAAGCGTTGGATTGCTTATTTTTGGTGCTGCTTTTGCTAAGTTACTATTTAATAAAACTACTAAGGTTAAAAGTGATAATGGAAAAGTTTAAATCTATTTTAGGTTATATAGACACTACTGTTATGGTAGTATGGGGGTTTAATACTATTGAAATAATCCAAAGTGTACTTTTAAATATAACACTAATCAATATTAACGGAATAGTTAAGTTGTCATTCTCAATAGTTGGTTTAATCTATTTGATAATAAGAGTTTATTGGTTTCATAAAAATAACTCAACCAACCATAAAATTAAGGAAAAAGACTTGAAGAAATGAAACAACTAACTTTAATAAGATTATCTTATGAAAAAGAGCAAACACTAGGTTATTTATTTGACGGATTAAAAAAATTAGCTTGCACTTTAGAGTTAGAATGGGCGGACAATCAAAGAAGTATAAGCTGCATACCAAAAGGATGTTACAAAGTAGTTAAAAGAACTTCTGCAAAGTATAATGAGCATTTTCATATTTTAGACGTAGTTGGTAGGGATTGGATTTTAATCCATCACGGCAATTTTCATAAAGATATTTTAGGCTGCATATTAGTAGGTTATAGGCACACCGATATAGATGGTGATGGTTATAGAGATGTTACAAGCAGCCGTTCTAAAATGAATGAATTAGTAGATTATTTGCCTAATGAATTTGAACTTGTAATTAAATGACAACAGAAGTAAAAATATTTATTTATTTTATATCTTTATTTCTTTGGCTTTGTTTTAATATTTCAATTTGGATTTGTATATTAGATTGGATAAGAAATAGTTAATTATGAAAGCAAATGAAATAGAACAACGACTATCAAAAGGTGAAAAATTGATTTTTAAAAACAATGCTTATTTTGAAGATTGGTATTTTATCGGTAGCGAACAAGTTGAGAATAGGATAAATAAAAATCAATTTGATAAAGCAAAATTAAGTTGTAAAAATTCAGACGAAAGCGACAAAAACAATGCTTCGTTAAGAGGTCAATCGTATCGTCTTTATTATTGGCGGTAACGGAATTGTATAAGGTTAGTAGCGTGTTTAAGGCACCTAACCTAATTAAGTACACTAGTGCACTTAGATTAATAAATAAACATCTTAAACACGCTTAAAGTAGCTATTAACTTTATACGTTGTTGTAAGTAGTTAAATTAAAAAAATGAATATGGAAATAAAGTTATTTAATAAGCGATTTGAAGATGTTTTGCCAACGATAAAGTTCGATGCAATTATAACAGACCCACCATACCCTGATTATATGGCAGAAGAATACCATTATTACGATGGATTATTAGACTGGGTTAAAAATTATAATTGCCCTCAAATTATCTTTTGGTCTGCTAAAGTTGACTTTCCTTTGGATTATACAGCAAAACATATTTGGGATAAAAAATGTGGTGTAGGCTCTATGTACGAAATTATATTAGAAAGAAACGGTGGTAAAGCCTATAAAGTTTATAACCATTACTTTATAAATAGTACAGTAGCTGCGAGTTTTGCAAAAGATGAATATTATGACCACCCAAGCCAAAAGCCGTTGGCATTGATGCGTAAATTGGTGTTAGAAAATACTAAACAAGGTGATACTATCTTTGACCCTTTTATGGGTTCTGGAAGTACAGCATTAGCAGCAATAATGGAAGAGCGAAACTTTATAGGCTGTGAGTTAAACGAGAAGTATTTTAAAATGGCAGAAGGTAGATTGAGCCGATTTAAAAATGCACCTACCCTTTTTTAATTTTATTACTTACAACAACTGAATAAACACAACTAAAAGTGTATATGAAACATTTTATAATAATATTATTTTTATTTTCTGCAGCAAACGGACAAACTAAAAAGAAACTTCGCCAACAAATACACGACCTTGAAATAAAATTAGTTCATTGTCAAGCAAAAAACTGTGACACTATTTTAAAATGCCCTAGCAAACGAGAAGTAAAAGCAAAAACAAAACGATTAAAACACGCTGAAAAAACAAAGCGTACTGCCTTAGAACTTGAAAG